TGATGAATTGGATAAGTGGGATTCGAACCCACATCCTTCTGCACTTATAGCAGCGCTTTCTCCTCATTAAGCTATTATCCGTATATAAACTCGCCAGTTTATATATTTTTAGTATGCATACATTTTCTTTTTAGGACAGAAAAATTAATACCTGCTGTTCTTCTTTCTTTTACTTCGCAAGAACTCAGTTTCAAGTAACGAAGGCGCGCTGGCACGGTAGGATTCGAACCTACGGAAACTGGCAGATTAACAGTCTGTTCGCATACCACTTGCGGACGTGCCAAAATTAAAGAGGGGAAGGAAGAGTTGCGGATAGGACGTCCGCCTCTTTCTACAAGGTCTTACATCTTCAGTAGATACTCATAGTTACAATCATTACTTTCACTACCTTATAGCCTAACTTCCACTGGAGTATTTCTTAACTCACTCTCTTATTTTATATAAATGAAACAGTTTCACAGCTTTTAGCAAGTCCAGTCCGATTTTATCTTGCTTTCCTGTACACCTGGCACACTCTTTATTCCCCATTTGGAGCTAATCATTCCTCCTAGCGTGTTACTCTTAACAAGGTTTGCAACCCTTTGTTAAGTTTCTTTTCTGTTTCATTTTCTATATATATTATACTAAAATTTTTTAAAAATTGCAAAAATTTTAGTAGAACGGGTAAACGGATTTGAACCGTCACCAAATGCTTGGAGGGCACTTATGCTACCATTACACCACACCCGCATATAAAGCAGATTATTGCGAACTTGCCATCTGCCAGGGCGGCACCTTTATTTTATATAGCGAAGGTCATGTATCTCCGCTAAGTGCCGAGTTGGAGTTGAACCAACCTCACTGATTTTGCAGACCAGCCGCCTTCCGCAGACATTCGACACATATTCCTACTCACCATATATTGAATTCGTCCGGACTCGTCCAACCTTTTGGGAGGGCTATCATATGGCTTTTGGAAATAAGTCGGGATAGATGGACTCGAACCACCGATGTTTCTTATGTCTGGGTTTACAGCCCAGTGCAATCGCCACTCTGCTACCATATCCCGATGTTGTGGAGCTAACGAGGATCGAACTCGTAACCTTCTGTGTGCAAAACAGACGCTCTCCCAATTAGAGCTATAGCCCCATAATAAAGTGGGAAGTATAGGAACTGCCCCTATACGCCCTGGGCTTCAACCAAGCGCTCTTCTAATTGAGCTAACTTCCCATATAATACTTATTCTTGGGTGGGGATTTACACCCCACATAAATACCAGTTCCCATATAGCTTTTACTACTATATCTCAATATTCTCGTCAAATATACGCCTATCTACGGCTCAGAACTTGTTTCCATATTTCAGGACTACACTATGCGTCTACTTATTCCGCCACCAAGAACAATGGACCTGGCGAGAGTCGAACTCGCGTCTCAAAATACTATCTTACAATCCTTTTACGCAATAGGCTTTAGGGAGCCACCCAACATAAGGTAATAAGGTTTACCTACTCCACCAGGCGAAAGTGTGTCCGCCGCACTCAACTGTTTCAGTTTTCGATCCTCAAAGTTTACAGAAAACAGATTACTCTACACTTCTTTTGGAACCTAATAGGATTAGGCAGCCATTCTATATTCGTTTGCGTTTATTTTTAAAGGTGACTTAACGATGTCGGTCGTGCGAGATTATAAGCTTCATACCCTGATCGATACCCCTTACAAGCCCTAATTTAATTATTATTATTTCTCTTTCATTTTCTATAATAATTATAACAAAATTTTAATAAAAATGCAAGCGCAGTGTGAGGGAGTCGAACCCCCGCTCCGTTGCCGAAGGACGATTTTCAAGACCGCTTAGTGCGCCGACCACAATACACTGCAAATTATAATCATATTTCATTTATTCCTTCTATTCTGCCCTCCGAAGGACTGAGAGGTTGCTGAGCAACTAACTTTATACACATTACGACCTCACTCTCGGTCATTGGTCACCATCTCTGGCGAAATATGATTATGAACGCGGAGAGGAAGATTCGAACTTCCGAAACGAGATTCGTTTAACGCCTTAGCAGGGCGCCGCTTTCAACCACTCAGCCATCTCCGCAGGTGTAAGGGTGTCACTAAGCAAAACTTCTCCCTGTTTTACCCCTTACTATTTACACCGACTGTCGCTATCAATGTAAACTAGGACATAAGTTATTCTCAAGTCAGGCTACGACATTAATACCTTTCTTGACGCTTGTAAGCACCGACGGGATTCGAACCCATGTTACCACCGTTAAAGGGCAGTGTCTTAGACCACTTGACTACGGTGCATAAACTAGAATATTATCGCGAAATTATCTAGGAGATGATTAACCGATACCTCACAAACATATCTTTTTACTCAAAAGACCAGAGGGGTTCTTCGTTAACCCATAACGGACTGCTCTTAGCTCACAAAGTTTAGCAGCCAAAACTCGGATACTTTCACAGCGTTTTCTTGCTGGTACGAGCTCCCGCCCAGACTCGAACTGGGATTGATAGATTACAAATCTACTCGCCTACCATTAGCGGATAGGAGCATGTGCGGGTACGTTTTAGGCTACCCTCCCGCTTTAATGCCACGTCGGATTTTCAATTAGGTCGGACGCGCGACCTTTTTTACTCATTTCTTTATCTTACATATAAATTATATCAAAAATTTTTAATAAAATCAACCAAAAATTTTATTCATAAATATTATCTCTTTTTACTTCATTCAATTCAGGTATAATCTTTTTGAATTTACGACCAGAGATTTTATAATCATTTGCCCAATCATCATTAAGCTGATATACAACCTCATCATAATCGCTTACACAGCCAAAGTATTCAATTTCCATAATATCATAATATTTACCAAGTTTATAAAGAGCATCAGATTCGTCTTTCCCAAATACAATACCATATTTTCTTTCAGTTCTATTGTCATCTAAATTATACTCTAATATTATATATTCATAAACCATAATTATTATACCTCTTTTCTTTATTTTCTATAATAATTATAGCAAAAATTTTAAAAAATTACAAAAATAAAATTAATCAATTATATAAATATTTGCAGTTCTTCTTCCAAATTGAATACAAGAGTCATAACTATCCATATAAATGTCAATAACATTACTAGCCATTCCACCAGTATCATGGATATAAACTTCTCCATACCCTTCTATATAAATCCAATGATGCCATAAACGACTATCGTTACTTGCGGCGGTGAAGCCTGAAGACGGATAGACGCCGTCCGCGCAAGGATTTCCAGTCCAAGTATATGCTGTTAATTCATAAGTTCCCATATAATATTCAGTTTTCTCTTGCTCTTCCATCATGTTTTGCCATAGCTCAACTACATCAGAAGGTATACCTGATGGAGGATTAAGCTCTTTTGCTAAACAATTAAAGTTGCAAATCCATAAAAATAAGCCAGCTAATATAAAGCTGGCAAGTAGTTTAATTTTCATTGTTATTTCTCCTTTTTCTTATTGCACACAAAGAAAATCTCGAAAAACGCAGAAACTGTCACTTTCTCTTATAGCATTTTTCCCAGTATTTAAGATAATCTTTTAAAGTTTTAAAACGATTACGAATCCATGAATCTTCTTCTGCTGATTCATACTCATTAATAGCTTCTTGTCTTGTTTGCCTAAACCACCAATCAGATATATCATATGATTCGTAACACTTTCTATATGATTTTCCTTTTTTAGGAAGTTTATCTTTTGCATTACGAGCTTTTTTATTTGCATATCTTTTAATATACTTATTTGCAGGGTCTTTGCTAACAGGACTTTTTTTATAGCTTCTGCTCATTATAAACCTCCTTTTGGAAAAACATAATATATATCTATTTTATGGGATACCTATTTTAACAAATTGTCCAATTTTTATTACGGGCGATGCGATTCATATCAAGAAGGTATCTATGAGCATCTGAATAATTTTCCCATGCAAAGATAAGTAATGACTTACCATTATTGCTTTCTGGATACCATCCTTGAATAGTAGCATGATATTCATTTATTAACAACAGAACGAAATCTTCTAAGGATACACCAAGCATACGTGCGGGATGCCACCATCCAGCACTATCATTTGCAAGATCATTAACATCAGCTACGTGCCAATGAGTACCTGTTTTCCATTCTGACATTTTTAATAAATGAGCCATATCATTCTCCTTATAAACCTAATCTATCCATCAAATTTGCTATGTTCTGCTTTTCTTCTTCTGAGGGAGCTGCGGCGGGGACGTTTACTGCCACATTGGACTCAACCTGACTTTCCACGGAGGCGCCATCACCGCCCACATTAGTCTTAGCGCAGGTTAATGCAATCTTAATTTCAACTCTCTGACCATCTTCTTCCATTGGAACACGCAGTTCCTTACCATATTCAAAAGCTTCAGGAAATACTTCCTTTATCTTAGCTATAACCTCTTGTTTTGCAACTGCACCTTTAGCCATTAGTTTTACCTCTTTCTTTCATTTTCTATAATAATTATATCAAAATTTTATATAAAATGCAATTATTCCTTATCTTTTGCTTTAGGAGTAACTACTGTATTTGTCTTTTCAAGCCTTTCAGCAAATCCTTTTACAGCTCTACATAAGTTGCAATATCCGCCAGTGATACATCTCTTTCCGCATCGTAATCTCCATTCACCGAATTCTCTTGGTAGTCTACGGCTATCAAGTTCTTCATCAAAACCTATAATAATTTCACCTATATTACCATACCAATATCCTCTACGATAAACTTCATACATAACCTCTTGAATAGAAGCATCTCCTTGAAATTCAATACCGGAAGTATATTTTTCATATTCTTCAACATCTTCTGGTCTAATAAAAAATTTCCTTAAATTAGGGATACCATTCCATGCGGATTGTGCAACATTTGCAAATAGTCTAATTCCAACTTCATATGCGTCACATTCAGCTTTAACCTTGTCTAAGCAAAAACCTAATATATTAGTTATATAAACTTCACATGGATTTAAGCTTAATACATATTGAAGAACTTCCCAATTACCAACAATATCAGTAAACATATATTTGTTGCAACATTCTTTAAGGGCTTTAAGTTTAGTGTTATCTACAATATCAATCTGTTTATCTGAAACAGTTTCAATAGGAAGTTGTAATACCCAATTAGGATATTTTCTTAACGCTTGAAAGCGTTGAATCATTTCTCTGCTTATAAAAAGATTATATTTACTTATATCAATATATATAATTTGATTAGAATGAATTTCTATAAATTTTTCAAGTGTTTCATCATTAGGATTATAATCTATCCTAATTTGAGAAGCTTCATCTATAAATTTCATATCTGGCGCACAATATTTAATACATAACATTAATTAATCCTCCTTATATACAAATAAAGTAGCGCAAACGCGCTACCTTACTTGTTTAATACATATTGGTTGTTACTCAGCATCCTCTGCTGGAGCTTCTGTTGTGTAAGCTACAACCTTACGACCATCTTCGGTCTTAACCTGTGTCTTATAAATCTCACCATCTTTTACAAGCTGGCTTGCTCTGTAAGTAACCTTAGCCTTTGTGATTTCCGGATATTCATCTGCAAGTTCCTCTGCGATAGCTTCAGCAGTCTTTGGCTCAGCTTCGATAGCTTCTGCGATAGCATCCTTAAGTTCATCTCCCTCAGCTTTCTTAGCAGCTCTACGCTCTTTTTCCTTCTCAGCTCTCTTATCAAGTGCAGCAATCTCTCCCTGAAGAAACTCTACGTATTCCTGAACTTCATCTCCAAAATTCTCTGTAAGTGTTGCAATAAGACCATTATACATATCTTTCTTTGTAATCTTCTTGTCTGCCATTGTTTTTTACCTCTTTCTCTTTTTTTAATATTTTCTTACTTTGTACTTATATTATATCAAAAATTTTTATCTTTTTCAAGGGGCGGTGCTCCTCGGCACCACCCCAGCCACTTTATGCCTCATCTATGCCAGCTTATATACTGTCACCTTACGGTTTTCAACCTTTGCCTTATCACGCTCAAGCACACCCTCGTTTGCAAGCTTTCCAGCGTAGTAAGCTACACGACCTGGAGTAGCTCCCTCAAGACCAACTCCAGCAACCAGCTCAGCAAGAGTGATTGCTCTACCAGCTTCCTCAAGAGCCTTAGCTATTGCAGCCTTGTACTCCTCAGCCTTTTCAGCGTTCTTCTCACCACGCTTCTCAGCGACCTTGCCTGCACGTGTCTGGAGTCTTGCGATTTCCTTATCAAGAAACTCTACATACTCCGGATAATTCTGAACATAACCCTTTATTGCTTCAAATCTTTCTACCTTAGTAACCTTTGCCTTTGCCATAATTAACACCTCTTTCTTTCTTTTTAAATTAATTTGTTTTTCATTTTCTATACTTATTATACTAAAAATTTTTTATTTTTGCAAGTTTATTATTTTTTGTAACTTTGGTGTCATTTCTTACTTTCTATATATATTATACTAAAATTTTTTATTATTTGCAACTGTCAACTTATGGATTCAAAATAGCCAGCGTAATCAAGTACAATAGGTCTACCATTCTTATATCCAATATTACTCAGATTAAGATCATTAATTCCATGACTTGCAATAAAATTTAAAAATTTACCGTATATATCTTTTCCATAATACTGAATGAATTGATTTGCCCAAATTACATCAACAAAAGTACGACAACGTTCTTCAGTATAACTCTTTATTTCATCACATTCTTCTTTTGATAACAAAGTTCCGTCATAGTTGTAAGGTTCATCTACATACTCAGCCTTATATAACCAAGTATCTCCTATCTTATCAAACTTTGTAATGCGGGCGAAGCACTTTTCTAACCCTTCCTTTACTGCATCTTTGTAAAGCTGTACTTCTGTTTCACAATACTTTTCCCAAAGACCATTAAAGTCAAACTTCATTACAAAAGATGGTGTATGTGAAGGGTATACAGGAACAAAGCATCCTCTGGTTGCACCATAAAAGAAATCAAAAATATCATTACCCCAAAAGAGCTTTTCATTATTATCATAGTCTATATTATCAAAAGTTATATCTTCTATACATATTTCATTTTCATCCAAATATCTTTCTATATCTTTAACGAAAGCTTCTGGTGTAATCATAATTTTCACCTCTTTTTCATTTTCTATAATAATTATATCAAATTTTTTAAAAAATTGCAAAAAGACCCCGTGATGTCCGGGGGTCTAGGTTTCTGCATTTCTATTTTTTAATACTTTTAACAAACTCTTCTACCTTCTCAAGAAATTTGTTTTCTTCTAGATAGAAAGGATCTCCATACCAAGAGATAAAGTTCACTATAAATTGACCAAATCTACAATCAGGGAACTCTTTTTTGTGTATTTCCTTTAGTTTATTATAAAATTTATCAAGTCTATTTGGATCTCTCATTATTATATCTCCTCTACTAATATTCTTTTTACTCTTTTAATATCATCTTTTAAACAAGTTGATTTTGTTTTAGCTAAAGCCATATTCAAAGCATTAAAGCTCGCCTGGATTGTATGTTCAGTATTATCCTTAGCTATATATTCAATAGTAACTCTATATTTCTTCATAATTATCACCTCAATCTTTCTTTATTATACATCTACTTAACTGTGTTTGAAGTATTCCATTATATTCAGTATGATCTTTTACTGTTCCAGTTATATCTAATACGTCATTTTCTTTAAAGTCTAACATTTTTTGAGTGAACCAAGTAAATATATTATCATCTACTTTAAAAGTATATACAAAACTTCCGCCCCATTTTCCTTCAAAATATTTAGATGATACAAGAGTACCTTTCATATTGCGGAGACGTTGACCTATTTCACCAACGAATTCAGAGTTTGATGCCGCTTTATTTTTAGCTTTGATACATTCTGTAATATCATTCTTTATTTCATCAAGGGCGCCTTCTATGAAATAAGGACCATCGCCAACTTCATTCCAATAAAATGTTGCATCAACAGTCGTATGAAAGAGAAAAGCTGTTTCAGGAAGATTTATATCTTGTTCAACTGGAGCGGTGTCTGTACCAAAGAACCATCCTAATCCTGAATAGAACTTAGCTCCGAGTTCCTTTAATGTATCTTTACATTCATATGTATTACACCCAGCTACGATAAAGATATTACCATCCTTAATATTATATTTCTCAAGCCAAGCCTGTCTTTTAGCAGGCGCTTCCGCACGTTTCTTCTCAAGCTCACGCTCTTTTTTACGTTCAGCTGCCGCATCCATTTTAATTCTTTCAGCCTCTGTATACACTCTTACTTTTGACTTATAAAATCTACCACTTCCGCCACAAGTGAAACAAATACCTGAATCAACATGACCATAATAAGGAATTTTGCCTTTTCCGCTACATTTCCAGCAGTCAGAAACTATTTCAGCATATAATTTACCATTATCCTCATATGGTTCTCCAGATATTCTATATCCACTTTCTTCATATGTTCTTGCTAATCTATATTCAGACATATTTTAATCCTCACTTTTTCTCTCATTTTCTAAATATATTATAGCAAAAATTTTTAAAAAAATAAATAGGGGTAATGTATTCACTACCCCTTAAAACTTAAACTTTCTATGAAAGTATGCTTTTGCATCCTCATCAACGCAACATCCTTTTTCTTTTCCTTTTAAGATATTAATAGCATGAACTACAAGTTTATCAGTAAGTCCGCTTAATTCATCATGACCATCAACATCATCGAAACAATAAATAAGATGTTCTTCAATTTCAGGCTTTTCATATCTATAAAAAGTTTCATCATCTATTATTACATAATTTGTTACTTTAGGATGTTTTTGAAGCCAGTCTAAGATTGCAGAGCCACGTTGAGATCGTTTGAAATGAGTCCAATCTATTTTATCATAGACTTTAAGACCTTGTTCGCGAAGTTTATTACTAAGATATTTACAACATTTATTTTCTTGTTTATAAGCACCTATAATATAATTTTGCCCCCAATCTGATGTAAGTACTATCTTTGCATCAGTGGCGTTTACAATCTGTGCCAGCCGCTTCACTCTTATTGTATCTATTCCCCAATAAGCAAAACCATCAACTACACAAATAGATTTGGTATGCACCCAGTTGAGACATCCATCAATATCCAGGAACAACGCCCTTCCACTCATTTTTATACTCCTCTTCTTTCTTATAGTCAAAGAATCCTTTAGTTTCATATATATCAGTAGGTTCTCCTGCTGGATCAAAGTATTCTTTTACACTCAAATCACAGATTATTGTACCATATTTATGATTAGGGTCATCATAAGCATAAGCCTTTTCTAACTTTTTTACGGCGTCAGTAAAATCTTTAGCAAAAACCGCGCCCTCTACATCATATTCATCATCTATACTTTCATTGAATAATGTCATTTTATATTCAAAAGCTCTTTTCATTATATCCACTCCCTTTCGAGATAAGCTATTTCATCTTGTGTTATATCTGTCATTTTATATTTAATTAACAGAGATGCAAAGACACCTGTTGGAACAACTTTTCCTGCGTATCCCATGTCGCGGAGGGCCCGTCCAATCTGATTTAGACGTCCTTCGCGCGTATTTACCAAACCACTTCCCTCTCGTTCATTCATATATAACCAATAAGCATCATTCATTCCAAACATAATATTACCTCTTAAAAAGATTCAAAAGCTATAATTCTAAAATTATCCGGGTCTTCATATTCATAATCCGAAAAGCTAAGATAATACATAATATCTTTATTAAGCTGCTCCCAAAACTGACGCTGATCATTAGTTTCTTCTACTGTATCGTGTACGTCATATTTAGCAACAATAGTCAGATACTTTATTTTTGTATATGTCATCGCATGATAAACAGGTATACTATCATCGTCATTATCTCTCCAACCAGTAACGCGCGCAAGTTTCTCAATATCTGCTCTATTTACATCCAGATATGCCTGTTCTTTTAGATACTCTGCCACATCATAACCATTAAACCATATCTCTGCTATTGTGTTATTTGGCTTGTAAAGAAAGACATTTACCCATCCTTCTTTAGTATGTCTCTGTATATAAAAACCAATATCCATTCCCATATTTTATATACCTCTCTTTCTTTTGTACTCTCTCATAAGTCTACCGAAACGCTTTGCTGCGCGCTCACGAATAATCTTATGTTTATATGATGTATTAAAAAACTTCTTAGCTGCATCCTCGGGTGTTAAATAGATATACTTACCAGTTTTAACATCAAATTCTTTACTCATACACTTATCCCATTTCTCAGGATGTGTATATGTATAATAAATAACCTGATTAAACTGCTCATCTGCCATCTCTCTTGCCTGCTGTGACCAACTTGCTGGATGATATGTTCTCATAATCTCAACACCTCTTTCTTTTACTTTCTATAATTATTATATCAAAATTTTTATTTATTTTCAAGTATTGCGCGGTTGTGGCCTCCGTGTAACTTTAGGGCGCCCTTTCCGCATTTGTATTTTATTAAAATTTTTGATATAATATTTATAGAAAATAAATGAGAAAGGCGTGTGATATAATTATGATAAGTGCTGGAGAAGCTTATACAATAGCTATAAAAGTTAATGAAGTTGATGATCAACTTGAATCAATAGAAGAATATATAGTTAAACAGGCGAGTAAGGGTAAGTTTGAAGTATTTTTATTTCCAAGTGTGCCTTATCATCCAGGAACTATTAGTGCATTAGAAGAATATGGATATAAAGTTATAAAAAATTATGATAGAGTGACTAAGACTTTTAATTATGAAATTTATTGGAGGTGATTATATGATTACTGCTGAGGAAGCAAAAGAAATGATGGGTGATGCTAATAGATATAAAAATGAATTACAAACGATTCAGTCATATATTATAAAAGCTGCTCAGAAAGGTGAAAATTCTGTTACTTTACGTCCTTATCTTCCTTATTGTTCAAAAACAATAGACGTATTAAGAGAGTTAGAGTATAGAGTAGTTTCATTTGAAGACTATCCACATAATCGTTTTAGTTATTGTGTTATATGGAGTGATGAAGAATAACAGGAGGGGATGGTTATGAAAATAACAGCAAAAGAAGCATGTAATTTAATGGCTCATAAAGATGACATTATGTTTGGGGTGCGGGAGCGTGTATACCATCAGATTTACGCTGCCGCTTTAGCTGGTAATTGTGGTTGTACTTTTACTTATCCTGTCGAATATGATGATTATATGGAAATAGATATACTTATACGAGATCTAACCGATAATGGATATATAGTTATTGATAAAGGTATTCGTAACTTTCCTTTTCTTGATAAGAATTCAAAACATTGTTATGAGGTCTATTGGGCGTAATAGCTTGCCTCGTGGCGTTTCAAGGTAAAAATCGCGCATATCAAGCAAAAAGGGAGAAAAAATAAAGACGAATATCGGACCGAATTTTTCGATTTTACGGTAATAGAGAGGAGCTAAAAATGACTAATTTAAGCAAATATACGGACTATGCTTTACGCAAGCCGCCAAAGAATGTAAAAGTAATGATGATCTTTAGAGATGATTCTAAAGATGTATGTTATATTGATGATTGGGGTATTATTCATGGGGAGCAGACTCGAATTATAAAGGGGCGGGTTCCCGCATATTGGAAAAAGATTGAAAAAGATATGGGGGAGTATATATGGTAATTAAAAGAGGGGTATGGTTTTATAAACCGTGGTTATATTTTTAAAAGGGGGCGGATGCTCCCTTTTTTAATTGGGGGTACTTTTTATTGGGGGGTAGGGCATTTTTATTAAATTTTATTGGGGGTATTTATATATATAGTAAAGATATTAAAAATCGACAAAAAAGTTGTCGTTTTTTAACAACGCAAAGGAGAAAATAATGACTAGACAAGAATTAAGTGAAAGATATGGTATAGCAGAATATACTATTAAAAGTCAATTTACTCGTGCGAAAAATACAATGTTAAAGAAATATAATCTTATATTAACTAAGACGGGAAGAGGAGAAAAAACTGATTACCAAGTTGAACCTGTTGGAGGATCAGATCAAAGAGCTATCACTATGTTAAAAGAAAAGAAAAGAGAAGTTATGATAGCAGATAATAGTTTTTCCAATCTTCTTGACTTTAATTTTATGGTATTTTTAGCAATATGTACAACCCCTATGGGAACTTTTTATGGTTCATATGAAGAGTTCCTTGATTATGTAGAAGTAAAGAAGACTAAGATGAATTTGACGAACCTAAAAGAGGCATTGACCATGCTTTCCGCATCCGAGTATATAGATTATATAGTTGATAAAACTAATGAGAATTATTTTAATGCTTTTATTTTTAAACGTACTCGTGAAGATATGGCTATTAGTTTAGATATGGCGGAAAGATGTCAAAAGTTGGCAAAACAAAATCATAAACAAAGCTGGATTCCGCTTCTTAAAACATGGATAGGCGTACAATATATGTATGATAAACAACCTTTTACTCTTGCTGAGTTATGTAGTATGACTGGGTTATCACCTTATCAAATTAGAGAAAGTAAAAAAATACTAGAGAAAGATAATTTATTTGTTACTTCGCGCGCTTATGCTTCTTATGAAAGGTGTATAGGTACTAATGTAGAATTAAATGGTATATATGAAGAAAATAGGAAAGTTGTTAAAAAGTAAGCGGAAGTTCGTCATTTTTTAACATACTTCTTAACCAATATTATAAATATATATTCGTTAAGAACTTTACAAGAAAATGACGAACTCGAATTAAAATTTTTGCAATAATACTAAAGTTCACTAAAATTTTAGGTGAAATTTAATAAAGTGCTATATAGTTTAAGAAAGGTGTAAGTGGTTGAGGAACTTGAAATAAAAATTGAGGAAATTCTAGCAAGATGGGAGATAGACGTGACCGACCTCCATCCCCTCAACCCTTCTCAACACGAATAACGACCGTTAGCAACACCCGCATAAAATTTGACAAATTTAAAAAATTATATTATAATATAATAAAGAAAATATAAAACGGTATAGTTTTAATTTCCGGCACTTCGTGCCTCCAATTAAAACTATACCTTAGAGTGACTTCTTTTGTCGAGAGGTCTTTTTGACGTGGCCCGCTCCGGAACAACCAAGTTTCAGGTGCCTATGACGTTCTTTTGGTGAGCGTAATGCGAGCCGAATAACTGGAGCGGGATGCCATATCCTGCGTGGCGGACGCTCGCCGCCCGTTCAATCAACTACCCGCAAGAGGTCTATAAGTCAATCAACTATACCTATTGTGCCTATGCGGGTTGGCGTTTAAGGTGGAGCGGAGGAAGTTCCTTTAGGTTTACATAATATTTTTATGTAAACCTTTTTTTTGTGCAAAATGCACAAAATTTTGGGAAAATTTTAAAAAATTTTTGTGCAACTTTTTTAGAAAAAAATTTGACAATGCAGGAATTTTATGGTAGAATCGGGGCGCTTCGCAAGCTCGCGCGCCGGCAAATCTTTGTCAATAGGCAAAATTCACAAAAAATCAGCGCGAATCTGCTTATTTTTCAGCAAATTCGCGCATTTTTTCACTTTTTTGGGCGGTGTTTGGTCAATTTTATTGTATATTTCTCGTCAAAATAAGAAAAATACAGTTCTGTTTCAGTTTTTTGCCCAGTAATTACTACATTTTCATCATCAAAGAGCGCATCTTTAATAATTTGGAGCAAATCCGCCTTATTATAGTCAATTTTACGCTCTTTTTTAACATTTTTACGAGGGTTTGCACTCTTTTCATAGTGACGTCCGCCCGCCTTAGCTTTCTTATCTATTTCCTCTTGTTCGGGGTTAGTCATTTTATCATTATCAGCAAGCCATAATTCACAAGCTTCAGCAAGGGAAATATCAAGGTTATCCATGAGTTTATCAATCTCTTTATCAGGTATATCAAATCTATTATATTTCATAAGTTTATCTCCTCTCTTACTTTCTATTGTTATTATAGCATAGCGGTGTTGATTTGTCAACAAAAAAATAAATATCTTTGGTCTTTTCCATTTCTGCGGTTTTCTGTTAAATTTTAAACAGTCTACATAGTGTACGTTAAGCAAAATTAGAAACGAAAAACCCTCAAAAATAGAGGACGGGTCTATTCTTGAGGGGGAGGACACAATCCGACAAAATGGATGGCGGCTGTGTTGAACGACTTTTTTCGAGAAAGTATTTATTTTTTACTTTCTATAAATATTATACCAAAAAATTTTTTATTTGTCAACAATTATTTTTAGGGGCCGGCCGCAGTTAAGGGGGTCTAACGACCCCCTATTTTTTAGGGGGACGATGTTTTGTGAGTTTGAATGTGTAGGTTTCGCCCTCAAAAGTGAAAGTGGTTTCAGTTTCTGTCTTTCTGTTGACAACTACTGCGCCCAAATCTTCAACGAGTGCGCTCACTTCATCAAGAAAGAATTTTTTAGTTTCATCTACCTTACGAACCTTTTCAGTTTTTTTTCTATTGCCACTCTTTTCGTATCTGCGAGGAGCGTTCTTTTCGGCTTCTTTGATAGCCTTCTTTGTTTCTTCGCTTTCCTCTTGCTTTCCGCTTTCTTCAAGTATCAAATCACAAGCATCAGCAATTGAGCAACCGAGCTTTTCTACATACTCATCAATTTTATTATCGTCTACATCAAATCCGTTATATCTCATTTTGAGTACCTCTCTTTCATTTGATACTTATATTATACTACTTTGGGGTTGACTTGTCAACCCCTTTCATATAATTTTTTTCTCATAGGTTTATGTTTTCTAAAGCAATAAGCTAAAATTTCTTTTTCAATAAGTACATCTTCCAAACCTGTATGACTTTCAACAAAATCATAGTTACTACTTATATATTTATAGATAACCTCAGCTTTTACTTGTGGTCTTGGTGTCTTATGCTTTGTCATATATCCATTTTCAAGACAAAATGCTTTATAGCTTGGAGTTTTTGCAACTACATCTAAAGCCATTTTCATAGTATCCCAAACTTCTGTGCCATATGGTAAAAAGTTTCTATACTTGGACTTTGTTAGCCATCTTTGAGTGTTTTTCGTTGCGCCATCATCAAACCTTGCATTATGGGCGCATACTATTTTTGTATTGTATCTTTTCATCGTATCAGCAAGGTCTTTTCTAATTGTATACCATGTTGCAACCTTGCGCTTGCCACTCTTTATATCTTCCCAATATTTAGGAATTTTATTGCTATAATAAGCACTATTCATTAAAGTTTTTTCATCCATGAAAATGTCACGATTTATATATGACTTTGTTTCGTAAACAGTACCTTTTTTATCAACAACCGCCCACCCAATGTCATATACGAACATATTGAATGGTGAAACACCCTCAAAGTCTTTATCAAGTGGACAAGTTTCTGTATCAAGTACAACGATGTAATGCTTTCTTCTGTCGATTTTTTCCATTTTGTTAAACCCTCTTTTCTTTATTTGATATACTTATTGTATCATATCGCTTGGCATTTGTCAAGCGATATTTACAAGTTTTTCAATTTCTTTCATTATATTATAATTTGCATTGATTGTAGCACCCAATCTCCAACCTTTGCGCACCATTTCGTTATCATCAACTAAAACCTGATAACCACCAATTTTTCTTGTGCAATTTGCTTTAGTAGTTCCATATTTTACAAGATGGATTTCATCATATGGAAAATTGTACTTTGCAAGCCAATCAAGTTTTGCTTTTCTTGTTCTGTTATTGTATTCTTTTGTACCATTCTTTGCAAGCCATGTTGTAACAACTACTTTCCAACCTCTTATTTTAAGAGTATTGAGAAGATTTGCAAGTTCTACCATATTATAAAGTGGCTCTGCTACTTCATAAGGTGTGGTATCTTCGGCTTTAAGATAATCAAGCCAACCTTTTACACCATAGAAATTTGCGATTGTACCATCCATGTCAAATACGATTGTTTTATTTGCCATAGCCTTTGTTCTCCTTTCCTTTACTGTAATTACATTATACAGTATAAGAATAGAAATGTCAACAAAAAAATAAAAAAAATCATAGGTAAAAATGCACAAAGATCGGGTCCTGTTTTTGTGCAGTCTGACGGGCGGCCGGCGCAAAATTTTACGAAAGTCAATAGTAATATTGTACAAAAAAAGTATTTAATCCTTGTACAATATTCCGACTTGCAAAAAATAAAAATTTTTAGTATAATTATATCAGAAAGTGAGAGAGAGATTAAAAAGAACTACAAATAGAGGTCGACAGTTTGGGCGCGCGAAACGGACTTTGGAATGAAAAAGGTAGTACACCTTAATCTCAAAAAACTTTAAAAAAATTAAATAAAGTGCTTGACAAAAAGCAAAAATTTTAGTATAATAAGTATGTAAAGTAAATCAAATAAATTTTAAGAAAGAGGTGTTCGTTTATGACAAAGAGAGATGTTATTACAAAGGCAATTGCAACTGAGGGTGTTTTCACAGATGAGGAGAAGGCTGTTTTCCAGAAGATGCTCGAACAGCTTGACAAGAAGTCCTCAAAGCCTACAAAGGCACAGATTGAGAACGAGGGGTTTAAGGCTGACATCCTTGAGGTTGTAGCTGATGGTCATGCTCGCACAGCAAAGGAAATCGGTCTTGAGGTTGGTATCTCTACCAACAAGGCATCTGCTCTGCTTCGTGCGCTTGTTCTTGATAACAAGGTGGAGAAGATTGCTCCCGAAAAGACAAAGGATGCTCCTACTTATGTGGGAGTTGAGGATGCTACACCTTACGAGGTGTAGTACTATCTAACTAAAAAGTGTGGTTGATAGTTAGCAACTCTGCAAGGATAAAAAAACGCTCCTATAAGATAAAGTAGATAGCTTTGAGGCTTGTTTTAAACAAACTTGTTACGGACTACTTTAAAAAACACTTAAAGTTGCACAAATTTCAGGAATGAGATTTGTGCAACTTTTTTATATTTTTTACTTGACAAAATGTGCGGCGAATGGTATAATGGAATTTTGGGCTGGCGCGATCGCCAGCCCGCCGCCAAAAAGAAAAGAAGAACCTTTTTGAGGTTCTTCTTCCGATTGCGCAATCTCTCGTTTCGGTTTTGTTTTCGTATAACCTGAGGAAGAGTATCCCACTTTGAAGTGCGCCAGTATACCATTTTTTTAGTTTCCTATTGAACAAGAGTGAACACTGGATTTCTCTAAAGTCAACTGAATTCCGACCTTCAGTATGGGAGTTTTTTTAATGACTTTGCTTTGTCATTTTCTGTATTTATTATATCATAGTGCTTGACCGTTGTCAAGGGCTTTTTAAAAACTATCATAACCATAACTTTCTAAGCAACCGCACATGATTTTTAGTATAGGATGCTTACAAAGAAGACGGATTGTTTCAACTTTTTGTTGTGGAGTAAGTTCTAATCCCTCATCTATTTTTAACTGTTCTTCAAAATGATTCATTATTTCTTCTGTTGACATCATAGGAGAATCATTTGTTAAAACTAACTTATCCATTTTTGTACCTCTCTTTTATTTGATATATTTATTATATCATTTTAGGGGTTATTTGTCAACCCCCTAAATATCAACTTTTAAAAGTTTTAATGTTGCAATTATGCAACCCCACGCATTGTGTCCCATGTCATTAGGAATAGCATCCCAAACCTCGGGATAAATGCGTTTAATTCCAGTTAAAAGCATTCCGCCCCAGTTACCGCCACAAGCTGAACAAATACTTAAAAATTCATCACAACTCATTTCATCCGTATCAGCTTTAAAACATTCAGTTACAACCTTTTCGCCATTTTTACCCCATTCTTTTGCAAGTAGACTCATACAATAAACAATATCTGCATAATCCATCTTATTATCTCCTTTTTCCTTGTATTCTTACATCGTGAAAAACTACTCCACCAATTTCTGATGCGGCTTTATCAGCTTTGAATCCATCTTCATAAGCACCCCAAAACCAATATTCATTATCACGTTCTCTTGCTACTACAAATTCATAGTCATTAGCATAATCAGGTTTATTATGAATTATTATTTTCTCTTTCACTTTGTTACCTCTCTTTCCTTTACTGTAATTAAAGTATATCACATCTCTTTTAGTTTGTCAAGCATTTTTTGCTCTCTTTTTTTATTTTTATATAATCTATTTTCTCTACACCATAGACAGGAACCATGATTTCTACAAGTGCAATCAATAGCTTTACTACCATAGTAAGGCTTTCTTTTTTCTTTTCCATACTTAATAGCTTTATCTAACATAGTGCTTTACCTCTTTTCCTCTTCTTGTAATTAAATTATATCATAAACAAGAGTAAAATGCAATACTAATTTTATTGTTTTTATGTTAAGATTCTGCGGCGGCCGGCGCGGTTAGAGGTCTTTAACGACCTCTTCCGCCTACCAAGGAAACCAACCAATTTTCTTAATCATTTAAATCACTTCCTTCCTTTTTTTTATCTTCTATGTCTACAAGGTTTGCTATATTATCTAAGCTATAGCCTATTTCATCAATGTCATTATAAATCTTTGTTGCGTTGCCACTTGTCTCGTCAGCCTCTTCAAGCTCATCCCATATTTTATTCACAATTTTTTGTGCTGATACTAGAGTTTGAATTTCTTCGTTAGTAAGAGCAACTCCTGATACATATATTTTAGTTTCTTTTATTACTTTCATTTTTCATTACTCCTTTTCTCTTTTGATACATTTATTATACTATATTTGCGGTTGTTTGTCAAGAGTTTTTTACAAATAAATTTCTTTTTTTCGAGTGTCTATTTCAATAGTACCACCTATTTTAGTATGACCATCATTTGAGGTTTGTATTTGTCCTAACCTAACACCATAATTTATATATCCGCTATCGTCCATTGTATAGACTTGATAATTTTCAATATTATTTTGACAACACCATTCATAAAGTTCTCTTACTGTCATTTCATCACCTTTTTTCTTTATTATATCATACTTTTGGGGGTATGTCAACCCCCATAAAGTAGAATTAAGAAATAAATATTAAGTGCTACACTTGCAAGGTGCATTACAAGTCCGTTAATATGTCTATCCACCTTTAAATCTTTTATCGTACCAATCAGCGCAACTGCTAAACCGAACCATGCAATCGACAGACCAAAAATCATAATCAGTACTACATTTATTACAGTTATTAAAGCACGAATGTCATTGTATTCAAGTCTAAATGGTTCTTCTATCTTGAAAAATTCTTTCATCTTTTGTTCTCCTTTCCTTTACTGTAATTACATTATAGCATAAGTAACTTTATTTGTCAACAACTTTTTATTTTTTTAGGGCGGCCGGCGCTTTGAGGTGCCACGAGGACACCTTTCGCGCTAAACATTCCAATCATAATTTTCACGTAATTCTTCCCAAGTTACACAACTATCTGTAAAGCAATATTCATTAGGAAAATTAGAATAAAGCTCATCAAGAGCATCAAAAAATTTTTTGAGTGCTTTATCATATGCTTGTCTTTCACGCTTTTCGAGTTCTCTATCAACATTAGCTTTTAAAGTTACAAGTTCGTTTACACTCATCTTTTCAAAATCTGTCATTATTTATCACTCCTTTTCTATAATAGTTGGTGCTTCATTTACTATATCTTCTAAACCATCGCCATCATAATCTGTTATCCACTCTTTGTCTATTAATTCATGTTTTAAAACATCAGCATCAATCAACCTTCCGTGCCCTTTCGGAAGTGGTGTGCCATTTTGAATTGCCTTAATATAACAAAACACACCTTCGGGATAGGATGGTCTCATCTTCAAATAATTTTGGTATTCTTCCTCAGGTATCTCAATCACTATCTTCATCAGCTTTTACCTCTTTTCTTTTGATAAATCTATTATATCATAGGGTTGACGATTTGTCAACCCTCAATTAGTCCATTTTTTACATACATTTGTATAAGTGCTGTTTGAAGTTCTGTCCAAAACTTTTTTATTTTTCTTGGATGATTTGTCATGTACTCGCCAGCCCATCTTGTAGCCATGAATTCATCGGGGCATACATGATACCATGCGTTCATTTCATTTTCATCGACATCAGCTTCACAAATAATATCTTTTTGATAATTAAAATATTCTCTTTCTTCATCTGTCCACATATCCTCTGTCATGCAATGACCGATTTCGTGCATCAGTGCCCAAAGGAAAATATCAGCATTTATATTAGGATACCTTTTAATTGCATCCTCGATAAACTGCCCCTCTCCATTTTCAGTAGCAAGGAAAGTGTAACCAATCAATCTTCTACCATTGTCGCAAAAAGCTTCAAATTCAGTATCAAATCTAGCAGTAACTCCAAAATTCTTCTTTGTGAAGTTGTTTATTATTTTATCTACTTTTTTTATTCCTTTTACTTTCATATTTCTTACCTCTTTCCTTTTTTGTAATTACATTATAGCAGATTTGATTCTATTTGTCAACTACTTTTTTGAGGGGGCCGGCGGTCAAGGACGCCTTAGGCATCCTTTCCGCAATTAAGGTTTAAGTGCATAGCCACCTGTTTTTCTCCAGAAGTTAATCAACTTTTCATTAGCCTTGTCTGCAACTTCATCAACCATTGGAACATACTTTACTTCATTGATACCAACCGCCTTAGCTTCCTTGTAGTTTGCAGTTTCCTTATTATCTCTTGTTACATAAACGACCTTGTTCATAGTGATTACCTCTCTTTCATTTTCTATATTTATTATACCATGCTAAATGGTGTTTGTCAAGGGGTTTTTTATGTTTTTAACAAATTTTTCCCTCATTATTTCATCCCACCACTTGCCAAGTTCATCATTATTTTCATAAAAACCCGAACCCATGACAAGCGCATAACAATAGGTATAGTAAAATTCAAAGTTTGATTTATTCTTTGTTTTTACGCAATACTCAAAATCTTTTTCAATTTCTTTCTTAATTCTCTCTTGTGTATTAGACATTTTTAACCACCAAAACCCTTTCTTCAAGACCATCGTTGCTCTTGATATACATTTCAAATGTATCTTCAAAAACCTGACCAAGTTTCATGTTGATAACTTGTGGGCTGTTCTCCATCATCTCGAAGAAAAGCCTTGCAGTCATGAAAGTGTTATTATTTGCTTTTAACCAATTTTTAATTTCCCAAGTATACATAAGCTTTTCTCCTTTCCTTTTTGTAATTAAATTATAGCAAAATTTATTAAAAATGTCAAGTATACAAATTGCACAAAATTAGCGGGTGCGGTTTGTGCAATTTTTTGTGCCGGCGCCAAAATTTTCAGTTTGTCAAGTCTTTTTTTAAAAAAGAAATAGGGCGCCACTTGGGCGCCCATAGGAAAGGAGGATTTTCAATTTTTATCTGTTTGAGTAGGGTAGGAAGGAGTTGCACCCCCACCATTTAATCATGGTTGCTATTTTACACAGCTTTGACTTGCTTTTGGTAAAATTCCATCTACCCCTTATTTATCGCCTTTCGCATTAAGAATTTCAAGACGCATCTTTACTTTTCACTTATCCGAAGATAATTGTCTTTCATTGGACTATCCGAAGAATACCAAAGGGCATAATCTTTTATTTACTATCAACCCCCTAGCCCCATTGACTAGGGGGAGTAACTTCGCAAGACTATTCAGCCTTGCGATACTTTGGAGCATCTTTAGACTTCTCTCCAGGTATCTTCTCGATACCATCCATAGCTCTTAAAAGAGCGGCTACCTTGTTAGTTGTAAGACCTACACCATCAGCAATCTGACGAGCAGTCTGTGGCTCTGTACCGAGGTATTCAGCAATCTGAGCCTTGTATCCCTCATTTTCAACCTGAGCCTTAGTTGGCTTACTTGACTTCTTATCCAGAGAAGCTATAATCTTATCAGCAACCTCTCTCATTTCATCTGTACAACCCTCAAGTTCCTTAACTGCTACACAAAATTCTCTCTTTGTCATAGATTTGCACCTCTTTCTTTTTTATATTTTTTATTTTTTACAAGTTTATTATAACAAATTTTTTAGTGTTTGTCAAGCACTTTTTTAACTTTTTTAGAAAATTTTCAGTACTGTTGGCTGAGAACCGATTTCCTTATTCATTTTCTATATTTATTATAGCACTTTTTATTTTATTTGTCAAGCACTTTTTTTAAGGTTTTGAAATTGTTTTCAGCCGCTTGGTCTGTTATCTTTCCTTACCTTGTAAATACATTATAGCAAAAATTCTTTTGTATGTCAAGCACAAATTTTGGGAAGATCTTTGTGCAATTTGCACAACAAAAAATACTTGACAAAATGGCGCTGGATGTGGTATAATGGAATTTTGGCGCGCGGACGAGGTGTGCCGGACGTCCGCGCGCCATTCACAAAAATAAGGGGTATTTCTACCCCTCCTCTTCATATGCGGTAACGATTTTGCCAAACAGAGTACATATCCTCTGCCACTCACTTTCATCATGAGCAATGAACTCATAATCTTCTTCCGTGGCGCAATCAGGCACCCCAACCGCAATCCAATCTTCCCACGCAACTTCATCTCCGATTGTATTACATACATAGTCATTCATCTGCTTAAGGAGTTTTATTCTCTCGTCATAGATATTTGCCATATTTTATCCCCTTTCTTATTTTCTATACATATTATATCATTATATTTACTTTTTGTCAATAGTTTTTTTCAGAATCTCTTTATAATAATAATCGACTATATCTTTATATGTATATTTACCATCATTATTAAGACTAATATACATAAGTTTTAACATAAGAACCCTATGATCATTTTCACCATATTTCTTTATTGCTTTTGTTATCATACTTGAAATTGGCGGCATATAATCACTCCCTCTCCCACTCTTCAAAAACTTCTGCATATTCAAGGTCTACGATTTCAACTCGATTTGCCCATTCCATAAATTCTTTAAATTTTTCATATGCAGTTGTTATTTCATCTACGTGTTCTGTGTATGTACCTACTGTGCTATATCCTACTACATCATATCCATATCCGTTCATATTGTTACCTCTCTTTCCTTTTCTATATATATTATAGCAAATTTTCAAATAATTGTCAAGAATTTTTTTATATTACTTGCTAGGCTGTTAACCTAGCAAGTGTCTTTTCGTTTGTAAATGTTGCACCCTGGTATTTTATCTGATATGCAACTCCATCAACTGTGAGGTCGCCGTCTATAGTGAAAGGAACGCTATCCTTTGTCCAAGTCTGTCCAACCTTTTCGGTTTCCATTTTCTCATAAACTTCGCCTTTGTTGTAGTGTGTATTTGCTACAGTTTCAAGGAAGAACTTTTCGCTACAAACAACCTCAGCACCAAGAGCTATAAGGTAAAGTTTCTGTTCATTAGTAGGCTTGAATCTTAATGCATATCCCTGTCCACGGCTAGCCTTGTCAAGCTTGAGGATATATGGCAGAACCTCTGCATTAGTCTTTACGCTATATACATTACCTTTATAAGCAAAACCAAAGATATATTCATGTGTATATGCAAGCCTATTGTATTCGTTGATTAAATGGTTAAATAATGTAGTATTCATAAGGTGTTCCCCTTTCCTTTATCTTATGTACCCATTATACACCCTAAGCCGGCGGTTGTCAAGCAAAAAATTGCACAAAATGAAAAAAATTTTTTGTGCAAAGTGCTGAATTTCGGGATGACAGAATTTTAACATAAATAACAGAAATTTGCTATTGACAAACCTGACTCATGTGTGGTATAATATTGCGGCGCACTGACGAGGAGTGTGATTGTCAGCGCGCCGCCCAAATAAAAAAGAGCAGAAATACTCTGCTCTTATTATACCATAAACGGTTGACTTTGTCAACCCTTATGTGGATTTTTTTGAGTGACTGCCAAGTCCAAACCTCTTTCCCGCTCCTCACGGTACTCATCACTCTGAGGGCTTTGTGCCTACTTATTTCAGTGCTACTGTTCTTCACAACTGCCCCATGTGGGTTACACGGCTGAAGGTGTTCCTCTTGTATTAACGGCTCACTCTTTAAAGGCTTTACACCTCAACTTGCGAGGATTTATTACCTACCGACCTTTCTGCTTGGAGAGGCTTAATACGCCGTGGGTTTGGTGGGTTTTCCTTCCCTTACTGTATCTTTATTATATCATAGGGGTTGAGGTTTGTCAACCCCCTTTTTTAAAAATCTTTACCTTCATATGAATGTGTTAGACACTTAAAAAATGTTTTTAAGTTTATAATAAGTTGAAGATTAAGAGCCATTTCAATAGTGTAAACACAATTTGGTTCACAATACCAAGAAGGTAACTGAGGCTTTTTCCCAAAATGATAATAAGTAAATTGAGTTTTAGTTGCCATTGTTTCATTGGATATAATCCAAATTGTTTTATATAACATTTTTGTTTCCTCTCTTTTCCTTTTGATGATTTAATTATATCATAGGGGTTGAGGTTTGTCAACCCCTTATCTGAATATTTTTCAAAATTTTTTGAACTTCTTTAAGCTCTTCTTTGGTCATTGCGTATCCTTCTTCTGCGTAATAGCCAGCGACTATTTGAGTAATAGTATAAGCGTTATCTTTAATTGCTTCCTCGACATCAAACTTAATTGTATTAATTGTATTTTCCATTTTCAGTTCCTCTCTTTCTTTATCTTATGTATACATTATAGCACGTTAAAGCCGGTCTGTCAACTAAAATTTTGCACAATTTGGGAGTTAATTATTTGTGTAATTTTGCGCGATTTTGTTCTTGACAAGTCCATGGCTCATATGTTATAATTTTTCGGATAGAAATCGGGCGCGCCGATTAAAGCGCGCCCATAGGAAAGGAGGATTTTGCAGATTCTAGCTATTTGATTGCGCCGCACGGGAATCGAACCCGCGTTGACTCGATTAAAAGTCGAGTGCATAACCATTCTGCCAACGGCGCATTTATTCTTTTATGTAAACTTTTCCCTCTGCATTATATCTGCATTTAGGGTGTGTTATCATGAACTCACATCTATTATGGAAGCGCTCGCGCTTAACCTTGTCATGCTGTTCAATTACTATCATTACTATTGTCATTATTGCAAGTATTCCAAGCAGGATAAATCCGATAATCATTTCGTTCATTTTAAAACCCTCATTTCTCATTTTCTATATTTATTATAGCAAATTTTTTATTATTTGTCAAGAACTTTTTTTTGAGATTTCTCTCTGTAAGGTCTCCGTTGGTAGTTAGCTTCTTTCTGAATCCGACCCCGTCCAAGCCGAACCCCTACTTTCACTAGCTAGAGCAACTATCTCACTGAAAGGTTTCTGCCTTACTTCCCTTTCTGTAATTATAATATACCACATCTTCCTACAGAAGTCAAGTAAAATATTGCACAAAATTATAGGATGAAATTTGTACAGTTTGTACAACAAAAAACACTTGACAAATTTGCCGACCTGTGATATAATGAAATCGCGGCAGGCTCGCGACAAGGACGCCCGCGAGCCTGCCGCCAACTAAAAAGGTCTAGCAGTAAGCTAGACCCATGTCACGCCATCTCAGAACGCTTATCTGATTGCATGCTCTGCCAATTTCCATCGCTTCGCGCTTTGTGTTAACTCTGTGGCTAAGGTCTATATAATAGACACCATCTGCAAACCAGATTCCGCAGTTTCCGCCATATGCTTTTATCATCTGCATAGCTTCGCGAATATCTGTAGTTTCTTTTCCCTCTGTTGCTACTTGCCAACCGGTTTTATATACTATAGGCTTGCCATTTTTAAGAGTAAGTCCACCATTGTTTGTTATCTTTTTAAGTGTTCTTATATTTATCATTTTGAGTTCCTCTCTTTCCTTTATCTTATGTATACATTATAGCATTTTTGATCCGGTTTGTCAACACTTTTTTTAAATATTTCTTTGAGGTTTAACCCTCAAAGAAATATTGATTTTCTGCGTTCATGATAATAATTTCTCTAATGTTGAAAAGTGCTTTTTCTTTTCTGTAAAAGTCAAATACTGCGCAAGCCTGATGTCTATTTGTTGTTGCAAGTATTGTATCTCCATTGATTATTACTTCATAAGTTCCGTTCATGTTATCCACCCTATCCCCTCTTTTAGGGGTTCCTTTCCTTTTTTCTGATTTAATAATATCATTTTTTCTAGTATTTGTCAAGCAAAATTTTGCACAAAAAACACAAATTTTATGAATTTATTTTTGTGCAATTTTTTATCATTTTTCTACTTGACAAATGCCGTTCTCATGTGGTATAATATTTCGACACTGAAGCGGAAACGACGCTCTAACCGGTAAAAAGCTTGCCTTGTGGTGATTCAAGGCAAGCTTTCCGCATTTTTAATATATTTTTATGAAGTTATTTCTGCAAATTCTGTAACCATCTTTATAGTTTCTATCATAAGTTCTAGCTTTTTTCGGTTCGAGTGCAACTTCTTCATTTGTTATCATGTTGATTATTTTTACTTCATAATTTTCATCTTTATTATTTCTTGCTATCATTCTAGCAATTTCGATGAACTCTTCATTTTCTACTATTGTTGTTACTTCTTTAGTTTCTTTATTTATTTTGATTACTTTGTATTTTCTCATTTTGTTTTCCTCTCTTTCCTTTTTCTTGTCTTTATTATAGCATCTAGAGAGTTAATTGTCAAGCACTTCTTAAAAAATTTTTTTATTTTTTTGTATGTAGTTAGCCTTAGTTAACTACATACATTTTATCATTCATGTTATCCTTTATTGTAACAACTCCGTCAGTAACCTTTGCCATACCTTTAGCTACTTCCATAGCATCATTATAATCGTTATAACTTTCTACCTTAGTTCCCTCTGTTGTTCTTACTGTTACCATGTATCTTCTCATCCTTGTACACCTTAGCCTTGCCGGTTTCCTTTCCTTTATCTTATGTATACATTATAGCATTTTTTGTCTAATTTGTCAATAGTTTTTTTATAATAAATTTTTGTTTTTTATATTAAATTTCTGTCTTTTGCAAAAAACAAAACTTTTGCTTTGCATCGCGAAAAACAAAAATTGTGCAAAAACGCAGATTAGCAGTTAGGCATACTTACCCTCAGTTAGACTTGCTTAACCCTGGTTAAACTACCTTACCTACAGCTAAGTATGCCTAACCCAAGTTAAGCTTCTCTAACTGTAGTTAACTGTGCTTAACTGCTATTAGCAGTGACTAACAGCTATTAGCCAAACCGAACCGAAAAATCTGCAACCCTGTGCAGAACTAAATCCCGGCGCGCTGTGACCAACACCGCGCCGAGCAGCCATGTGAGTTGTTTCACATCATAAGTAAAACTTTTATCTAAATAAAAGAAAAGTTTTATATCAATTAATTTGATTCACAAAACTTTTCTTCTTTTATCAATTTACATTTGTTATTTGTATTATTATTTGATGTGTGTTTGATTGAAACAATCAAAACAAATCTATTATTCAATCAATTATGTGTTGCTCATATTTTGCTCCCCGTACAAAAGGCATTGCCCTCGTTCAAATAATCATCGAGGTCCGCAATGTACCTTTTAAAAATTTCTGGTTGACCTGACTGGGGGGTAGGGTTTTGGGATAAAAAATTTTTTAATTCACAAAAGTCGTATTGGCACGTCCATTCCCAGAGAAAATAAACTTAAAAACCGAATAACGAAAATTATATTTTCCCGACCTAACACGGAGTGCTAATAATATTTTTTCTCTAAATTTCCATCTATATGTTTTCTATCTTTCCCAAAATTAGCTTTTTCTAAATCTCCATCTAAAATAGTTCCTTTTATATACTCATGTAAATAAATTACTCTAATATCAAAATCTGTTCCCATAAACATATTCATAATAATATCTTTTACATCTTGCCAAGTAAAACCTGCAGCATCCCGTGGAGTACTAATTCTAGGTAAAGCAATTTTCATAATATTTTGTTCTTCTGCAATTTCTTTCATGTGCGCGAGTGCTAACTCTACATTGCGGAGAGTCGGTAATTCATATTGCTTGTTTTTAACCACTAAATTAAAAATATGATTATTATTACTTAATATACAATAACCTTTTCCATTCCAAGTTAAAATATGATGTTGTTTTATGTCATCGCGGACTGAGTATCTTTTTTGAAAGAACTTACTTAGTCCCACGTCAAAGCGGCTGCTCGCGCCTATCCAATGCGCAAGAGCATAATCATTTTCATAATCAAATAAATTTCCTGGTGTTTCATTTATTTGACCTCCCGCAATCCTATGTTGTGGCTGTTCCTCTTGTTTTAATTGATTTTCTATATATTTACTATACATTTAAATGTACCTCTTTTATTTTCTTATGATAATTATATCAAAATTTTTTATTTTTGTCAAAACTGTTTAAAGCAGTTGACAAGATGAAAAATTTTTGGTATAATATGTATATAGAGTTCAGAAAGGAGTTCTTAATGAAAGAAAATAAAAACACAGCGGGCGCGCCTCAACAAGATTATATCAAATTAGATTATACTTTAGAGACACCTGAAGAAAGAAATGAACTTGTTAAGAAGATTATTGAAAATACTCCTCCAGAAAAACTCACTAAAAGATATTTAGAAGCGATGGGTAAATACATAGTATCAGCATTTAAGAAAGATATATCAGAACACAGAATTTTAACAGATAGTAGATGGAATAGTACAATTAAAGTAAGAGAAGTAAGTTTAGAAGGATTATCAGCTTCTTTTGAAAGTAAATATAGTGATGGCGGGAAAAACAGTTCAGCAGAAGATTATATCTATAACCTAGTAATTGAAAATGATAAAAATGTAATTCTTACTCCAAAGAGAAAAATTACAGAAGAAGAAATTAAATCAAACCCAGAATTAAAAAAGATTCATGATGAAATTCTTCGATTAGAAAATCAGGTATTTCCTCTCGCACAGGGAAAACAAAAGTATTCAGTAAAAGAAAATATTAAAACTTTATGGAAAGACATGTATGTCGTGTTTGCGGCGGACAAAAAATTTATCAATTGTGTTAACAGTATTAAAACAGCAAACAAATTAGATATATATGAAAATATAACAATTGATAAAGATGGCGGGTTGCAGGTCGATGCTAACATTAGCCTTCTTGTGCCTAAACACGTAAGCGCGCTCTTATGCAGTTATTCAAAGCTTAAAGAAAATGCCTATGGTCAATTTACATCAGATATTTATTATACAATGATGGCTCTTGATGAATTAGTTGAAGAAGCTTTAGAAGATTATCCTCTTTATAAAGATTTACTAATCTATAAGATTGATGGATTACAAAATATAGAAATTCAAAAGAAACTTGAAGAAGATCATGGTATTAAATATTCAGTTGAATATATTTCATCCTTATGGAGAAATAAAATTCCTAAACTTATTGCGGAAACAGCTGAAAAAAGATGGTTAGTTTGGCATTACACTGAAGAAGAGAGCGGGCAGTGGAAAAAGTGTAGCAGATGTGGTTGTATAAAACTTGCACATCCTAAATTCTTTTCAAAAAATAAAAGCAGCAAAGACGGATATTATAGTATTTGCAAATGTTGTAGAAATAAAAAGAAATGAGGTGACTAAATGGCAACAGCCACAAAGAAAAAATGTACTTGTTCACGCTGCAAAAAGACTATGTCTGATATAAAATTCTATACACATAAAGATGGTTCAAAAGATGATATGTGTAAAGATTGTTTATGTGCTCATGTAAATAACTTTGAACCTGATACATTCTTATGGATATTAAAAAGAATGGATGTCCCATATATTCCTTCAGAATGGAATGTATTGCGGGACCGCAAGTATCAGGAGGACCCAAACAAGGGTACTGGCGGACCTGCGGTGATGGGTAAATATCTTGCTAAGATGAAATTAAAACAGTGGTATGATAAAGAAACTGGAAAACCTTATACTTGGGAAGATTCAGAAAGATTGCAGGCTGAATATAGTCAAGAACCAGAATTAACAGAAGAACAAAAGGCAGAAGAAGAAGCTCATGAACAAGAGATAAAAGATATGTATGAAAAAGGTGAGATTTCTGAAGCTGAATATAAAACTTTAACATCCACAGAATCTCAATTTAAAGATGCGGCGACCCTGTTCCCAGGAGCATCGGACATCAGTAATGCAGATGGAGGGTTCGACTTCGACTCTCAGTACATGTCTGAAGATGAATTACCAGACCCTGCTGCAGGACTTACAACAGAAGATAAGATTTATCTTGCTATGAAATGGGGTAGGTTATATAAACCAAACGAGTGGGTTATACTTGAACAGAAATATACAGAGATGATGAACTCATTTGATATTCAAGATGCGGATAGTAGAAATACACTTATTCTCTTGTGTAAAACTGATTTAAAAATGAATCAGGCTATTGACTGCGGAGATGTTGATGGTTATCAGAAATTATCAAGAGTAAGTGATAATTTAAGAAAGTCTGCAAAATTTACCGCAGCACAAAATAAAGATAAGGATAATGAACAAATTGATTGTGTTGGTGTATTAGTTGCAGTATGTGAACGTGAAGGTGGATTTATTCCAAATACATTGGTTGATGTAAATGAAGATATGATTGATGTAAGTATAAAAGACACTCAAAAATACTTACATAATCTTGTAACTAAAGACTTAGGTTTTGGTCAGCAGATTGAGAATTACTTAAAGAAAATACAATTAGAGCATGATAATATTGAAGCTATGGAAAACATGGAAGAAGAAGAATTAACAGATGAAAATATAGCAGAATATTACGAAAGAATAGAAGAAGAAAAAATAGAAGATTCTCAAATAACTCAAGAATCAAACGCTTATAATAGAAAGGATGAAGAATAATGGCTTTAGCTGATTTAATGGAACTTTCTATTAATAAGTCTTATCAGAAAATAGGTATTTCTGATGAAAGAGTTAAAGCTTGCCTTCCTGAACTCAGGAGGGCTATTGCTTTTTATAGAATGTATCCAGATTTATATATTGACTTTTGTAATTCTTGCGCGAGTGAGAAACAGAAAGTGCTTAAATTGTATACTTATCAAAGGATATTCTTGCGTCAAGCAATGCGTTATCGACACGTGTATGCAGTATTTCCACGTGCCTATTCTAAATCGTTTTTATCTGTCTTGGTTCTTATGTTAAGATGTATCTTTTATCCAGGATGCCACTTATTTGTTACTACTGGTGGTAAAGAACAAGCTACTGGAATAGTTAGAGAAAAAGCTGAAGAGCTTTGTAAACTTGTTCCAGGTCTTGCAAACGAAGTTAATTTTGACAGAGGTAAATCTAAATCTTCAAAAGAAGAATTTACTTTCTTATTTAAGAATGGTAGTATTCTTGATGTAATGGCATCTACACAACGTTCAAGAGGACGAAGAGCAACAGGTGGTCTTGTAGAAGAGGTTATTCTTGTTGATGGAACTATACTTAATGAAGTTATTATTCCTACTATGAACGTATCTAGATTGCTTCCTGATGGTAGTAGAAATGATGATGAAATTATTAATAAGAGTCAAATATATGTTACTACCGCAGGATGGAAAAATACATTTGCTTATGAAAAACTTATGATGATATTACTTGAACAGATTACTAAGAGCGAAAGTGCTTGCGTTATGGGTGGTACATGGCGCGTTCCGGTTGCAGAAGGATTGCTTGCTAAAAACTTCGTTCAACAATTGAAGTTAGATGGAACTTATAACGATAGTTCATTTGGTCGAGAATATGAATCAGAATGGAGTGGGGATGCGGAAAATGCTTATTTCTCGTCAGAGATTTTTGACAAATACCGTATCTTAAATCAGCCAGAATATGAATTCAGTGGCAGAAGTAGTAAATCTGCATATTATGTAATTGGCGTCGACGTTGGTCGTAAGGGGTGTTCAACTGAAGCAGTTGTTATTAAATGTACGCCGCAACCGCAAGGAAATTCATTGAAGTCTATTGTTAATATTTATTCATGGGAAGAAGAACACTTTGAACAACAAGCTATTAATTTAAAGAAATTATATTTTAAATATAAAGCAAGAACACTTGCTATTGATGCGAATGGTCTTGGTATTGGTTTAATTGATTATATGATAAAAGCACAAATTGATCCAAAGACTGGAGAAACATTAGTTCCTTTCGGTGTAGATAATATAGATGAATATCCTGAATACAAGAAATATCGTACTCCTGAAACAGAGAAAGATGCTATGTATTTAATAAAAGCAAATGCGCCAATTAATACAGAAGCTCACTCTTATGTTCAAACACAATTATCAAGTGGTAAAGTTAAATTTTTAATAGATGAAGTAACTGCAAAATTAAAGCTTATGGAAACAAAATTAGGTCAGGGTATGACACCTGAAAAGAGAGCTGAGTATTTAATGCCATTTACATTAACTACTTCTTTAAGAGAACAGATGCTTAATCTTATTGAAGATAATGAGGGTGTTAATATTATTCTTAAGCAATCAAGTAAAACCACTCCTAAAGATAAATTCTCTGCTTTTGAATACGGTATGTTGTTTATTAAACGTGATGAAGAAAGACGTAAAAAGAGAAAAAATTTTAGCGTTTCTGACTTACTTCTTTTTAACTAAAAAATTTTGGACATTTTAGATAAAAGTTATTAGATTAATTTATATATACTATATGAATCGGGAAAGGAAAAAATATGTCATGAGAGCTAGTAGAGGAGAAATTACAATAGAAGAAATTTTAACTGAAGCTGGATTAGATTTTCAAGAAGAGTATAGCTTTCCAGATTTATTATCTAATACAGGTCGTCCTCTTAGATTTGATTTTGCGGTCTTTGATGACGAAGGAGATATTGATTTCTTAATTGAGTATCAAGGAATTCAGCATTATAAGCCAAAAGAAAAATTTGGTGGTATGCAAGGGTTAAGAAAGCAACAATTTAATGATATGAAGAAACGTGAGTATTGTCGCAAGCATAAAATTAAATTAATAGCTATTCCTTATACAGATGAATTCTTACTTAGTTATGATTATATTATGAAGAAAGCTGGTTATTAAGGAGGATTATTGATGAGAATCAGAAGACATGATGGTAATACCTATGAGACTCGTAATTTAACTATGTTACCAGAATATGATAATCTTCCTATTGATCAAGAGTCGGGAACAATTGATTTTGCAAAGATAAAAGTTGGAATTAAACAGCTTGAAGACGCCGTAATAAGTTGTCCACTTAGAAAAATAAATCAAGATTATGGTGATAAAGAATATATTTTAAGATGTTTACAAAAACAAGATATTAAAACTTTAAAATCTATTTCTCAATTTTATTATAATGTAAGTGGTATTTATGCTAGATTATGTAGATATTTAGCTTATATGTATCGTTACGATTGGTACATTGTTCCATATGTTAGCGGCGGTGATACTTATCCAGCTGAATCTGATAAAGGTGATATTAGCGCAAATAATGTTGAAAAGATTATTACAAATTTCTTTAAGACAATGCGTTATTTAGACAATTTTAAAGCAAAGAAAACTTTAAAAGAAATTGCTTTAAAGATTGTTGTTGAAGGTTGTTATTATGGATATATAAAACATACACCAACAGGCCCAACTATTCAAGAATTACCTTCTGAATATTGTAGAAGTAGATTTAAGAAGGATAATCATGATGTTATTGAATTAAATATGAAATATTTTGATGATTATTATAAAGACCCTGCTTACCGTAGTAGAGTTTTAAAACTGTTTCCAGATGATATTCAAAAGGGATATAGGTTATATAAAAAGAAAAAGTTAAAGCCTGATTTTAATGGTGATACTGATGGTTGGTATTTACTTGATCCTGAATGTGGATTTAAACTTCATTTAAATGAAAATGATATACCTATTATGTTACCGGTTATACCAGCAATTATTGATTTGGATGAGGCGCAAGCGCTTGACCGAAAAAAGATGGCTCAAAGATTATTAAAGATTATTATTCAGAAAATGCCAATAGACAAGAATGGTGATTTAATATTTGACCCAGATGAAACTCAACAGTTACATAATAATGCAGTTAGGATGTTATCAAGAGCAATAGGTGTTGATGTTTTAACTACATATGCGGATGTTGATGTTGCGGATATGGCTGACCATAATACAACTACTACAGTTGATGATTTGGAAAAAGTTGAGAGAACAGTATTTAACGAAGCTGGTATTTCTCAAATGCAATTCAATACTAATGGTAATATTGCCTTAGAAAAATCGATTGAGAATGATGCTGCTATGATGAGTACATTAACTGATCAATTTGAAGATTTAATGCAGCGATTGGTAGTAAACTTTAATAAGAGTCCAAAGAAAATTTACTATCAAGTTCAAATGTTACCAACAACTATTTATAATTATAAAGAGTTGTCAAAATTATATAAGGAACAAACCCAAATGGGTTATTCAAAGATGCTTCCACAAATTGCACTTGGACTTTCACAAAGTTCAATTCTTGCAAACGCATTCTTTGAAAATGATTTGCTTAATCTTGTTACGGTATTTGTTCCACCACTTACGTCTAATACTATGAATGCAGATGCCCTCGCGCAGCAGCAAACTGGTAGACGTAATACAGGATTAAACGATGTTAGAAACACCACTGATGCTGGAGGTGAGGAAAAGCAAGTCGGCCGCCCAGAGAAAAGTGATGATGAAAAATCAACCAAAACTCTTCAAAACATTGAAAGCAAATCGTAAATATTTAAAAGGAGGATGAATTAGTGAATAATTATCAGTCTATTGCTACAATCAATGCACCTGAGTTCATTAACTTGCAACCTCTTGACATTAATCCTATGATGTCTAAATGCGAAATTAAAGTTTTATATTTAGGTGAAAATAGGAATGGAACAAGTATTGACAAGCAAGCTGCTTCAAGCATGGCGAAAACTTTACGTGGAGCACCTATTGTTGGTTACTATAAAGAAAATAATCAAGATTTCTTTGACCACGGTGAACAAGTTATTATGGATGGGGATGGAATTCATTTTAATACATTAACAAAACCGTATGGCTTTGTTTCTCCTGATGCTGAAGTATGGTTTCAAGAGTTTGAAGAGTTTGATGAAACTGGTGAATCTGTTACGAGAACATATCTTATGACTACTGGTTATTTATGGTCTGGTCAGTTTAAAGAGGCTCAACAGATTTTTAATGATGGCGGGAAACCGCAATCTATGGAACTTGATGAAAATTCTTTGCAAGGATTTTGGTCAAAAGGGGAAAATTCAGATTATGAATTTTTTATAATAAATGACGCAATATTTTCTAAATTATGTATATTAGGTGATGATGTAGAACCTTGTTTTGAAGGCGCATCTATAACTGCTCCTAATATCAGTAAGAATTTCACATTGGATGATACATTTAAGAGAACATTATACTCAATGATGAAAGAATTACAAGAAACTTTACAAGGAGGTAAATATACAGTGGCAGATGAAATGAAAAAGAAATCAGTTGATTCATCTACAGTTGTTGAAGAGCAGACTACTGTTGAAGTATCTGGACCTCAAGAAGGAACAACTGAAACGCCAGTAACTGAGACTCCAAGTTCAGATAATACTGAGACACCGGGAGCTGAAGAAACTCCTACAACTCCTGCAGAAACACCTGCGGTAGAGGATTCTAATGATAGTGGCGAAGCTGCTACAGAGGGCACTGAAGGTGGTGAATCTGGCGGAGAAGGTGGTTCCGAAGGTGGAGATGGTTCTACTGATTACGTAAAGAAAGACGATGAAGAAGATGCTAAAGAAAGTGATAAAGAAGATTCAGACAAAAAAGAAAATTCAGAAGATAAGAAAGATGATGATGATGAAAAGAAAAAGTATGCTCTGATCGTTACTGAATTAGAGGAACTTCAAAAGTCTTATACAGCCCTTCAAGAGGAGCATGAAAAAACTGTTGCTGAATTAGCTTCTTTCAAGGACTATAAACTTAATGTAGAAAATGAAAAGAAAGACGCTTTAATTGCAGAGTTTTATATGCTTTCTGATGAAGATAAGAAAGATGTTATTGACCATAAGACAGAGTATAGTTTAGATGAAATTAAATCTAAATTAGCTGTTTTATGTTATGATAAGAAAGTAAGTTATACAAAGGATGAAGAAGTTACTCCTGGTATGACAGTCAATATTAACACTTATTCTAATTCCGATATGCCAGATTGGCTACAGGAAGTAGATAAACGTATCTCACAACAATAAAATAAGGAGGAAAAGTCAAAATGGCTACAATCAAAAGAAAAGGTTTTGGTCAGGTTGAGCCTAATCATCTTTCAGCTCAGAGAACTGGACAGATTTACGCTCAATTAATCGCTGATAAGAATCTTAATATTATTGAGAACGGTATGTTCTTAAAATATGATTATCAAAACAGAAAAGCTGTTGCTAATGCTTCTGTTGCAGGTGAATGGCTTTTAGTTTATAATGAAGAAAAACTTTATGATCCTCGTAGACAGTCTCATAAGGATTTTGCTATGATAAAGACAGATTATGTCGATGGTGAAATGGTTCCTCGTCTTTTTAAGACAAATATAGGAGATATTTTCACAACAAATACACTTGAAGCTAACACATCTGATTCAGCAGTTACAACTGGTGTAACTGTCAATGAGGGGGACACTCTTGTTGTTGGAAGTACAGGTTATCTTGAAGTACTTGGAGCTAGTGCAACTGCAACTGCGCCTGCATTTAAGGTAGTTGCTATAACAACAATGCCTGATGCTGATACTGATTATCCGGCTGTTAAGTTACAACGTATATTATAATATAGGAGGATTAATACAATGTCATTAGAAAAGAAAAGTCTTATTACTTTAGCTAAGACAGTGGCAAAAGCTAATCCTCAAGCTGCTGTTGCTTATAGCTTTGGTGATAAAAATTATACTTATGCTCAATTAGATGAAACTCTTAGAGCAGAATTAAAAGAAATTGCTGGTACATATCAGCTTTACAGAGAGAATAAGAATATTCTCTTTGAACTTATTGAGGAAGTTGTAAATGAAGTTCTTCCTGCAAGAGTTATCGAGCAGTATGGTTCATTTGCAGATATCCGTGTATTCGGACAGGGCGAAAAGCCTATATTCTCAGTTAAGACTTCACAGGCTTCTAAACAGAGAGCAAAGAAGTTCGTAACAAAGGTTGGACTTGCTGGTGTATATGAAGTATTCAAACTTGATGGATACACCTTAGAAGTTCCTACAGAAGCATGGGGCGGAGCTGCTCAGATTGGTATCGAGGAATATCTTGATGGCAGAATCGACATGGCTGACGTAGTTGAGATTATCAATGATGGTCTTAATGAGTGCGTATTTAGAGAAATCGCAAAAGCTCTTAAGTCTGTTATCGCTCAGATTCAGCAGACAAATAAGAAAGCTAACAACTCATTTGTTCAGGCAGATATGGATGCACTTCTTCAGATTGCTGATGCATATGGAAAGGCTACTATTTACTGTACATTTGAATTTGCTGCTACAATGGTTCCAGACAATAACTGGATTTCAAATGAGCAGAAGAACACAATGTGGAACACAGGTTACCTTGCTAATTACAAGGGACATAATGTTGTTATCCTTCCTAACTCATTTGAAGATACAAAGAACACTCAGAAAGTTATGGATCCTTCATATGCTTATATCATCCCAACAGGTGCTGATAAGCCTATCAAGATCGCTTTCGAAGGTGATGCACTCGTTAGAGAATGGGAAAACAGGGATTGGTCAAGAGAAATCCAGACTTATAAGAAATTTGGTGTTGGTATCGTAGGTCTCAATAATGGTATCTGTGTATATCAAAATACAACTCTTGCTCCAGCTGCTAAGACACTTGTTCTTAATGCTGCACCTGGATTAGATCCAGTATATCAGTAAGATTTAATAAAAATAAATAGGGGAGATTAGGAGATTTAATCTCCCCTTATTTATATATTGAGAGATAAAAGGAGATAAAAACAATGGATGAAAATAAGAAAATAAAAGTACAAAATAGAGATTTTGGTACTGTAGGATATACTATTCCTGATTTAAATAATCTACATAGAACATTTCAACCTAATGAAACAAAAGTTTTAACTTTTGATGAACTTTTTAAACTTTCTCAAGTTCCTGGCGGCGACTACATAATTGCTAATTATTTGATTATTCATGATGAAGAAGCTGTTAAAGAGCTTATAGGTATGATCGAGCCAGAATATTTTTATACTGAGCAGGATATTATAAGATTAATGCAGTCTGGTTCAACAGATGAATTTGAAGATTGTTTAAATTTTGCTCCACTTGGAGTTCTTGAATTAATTAAACAGGTTGCGGTTTCACTTCCGCTCAATGATGTTGCAAAGCGCGATTTAATTTTAAAGAAACTCAGTTTTGATGTAGCAAGCGCAATTGAACTTACAAAAGAAGATGAAGTTGAAGAGGTACCAGTTGTTAAGAGAAAAGCAGCTGTTCCTAAGACAGAAGATAAAGCACCTGTTAGAAAAGTAGTAAAAGCAACTGCTTCACAATAATGTAATAAGGAGGAATGAAAAATGACACCATGTTCACAAGTTTATAATGCGTTCCTCAGACAAATTACAGATGATATGTATATGGAATTAACTAAAGAAGATACTTTAAGTATGTTAAGTGAATTGCTTGATTCCGCAATACCTTGGTTTGAGTTTCCAAGACAAACCTTAGATATTCAACCACCTGAAGATCCTGATGATGAAGAGGATGGTTATTTTTCAAATGATTTATCTAATGAAGAAATAAAAATTCTTGCAGTCTATATGGTTCAGGAATGGATTGGTCAACAGCTTGCAAGTGTTGAAAATATAAGGATGAAGTATAGTGGTTCAGATTTTAAACTTACTTCACAAGCTAATCATTTAGCTAAATTACAAAGTCTTCAAAAAGAATATGAAAGAAAAGGATTCCATTTACAAAGACTTTATAAAAGAAGAAAAATAGATGATAATGGTGTTTATCGTTCCACTATGCACACGATTATGGAAACTCCTGTTTACCCAGCAACTCTTGGTAATGAAGGACCTAATAGTCCTTACGATAGACAGGAGGGAAAATGGGATGAATAAATATAATTTAGAAATTAACGAAAAAGTTTTTCAATCTAATTTGAAAAGAAATATTAACTTAATATATAAATTATTACCAATGCGCGAAGAGGGTGCAGATTGGACAAAACCATTAGAAACTATTATCGAAGAATTAGTTGGCATGAATCAGCTGTTAGTCGACTTGCAGCCCGCCCTATTTCCTATCATTTGTAAATTAGAAGGACTCTTTAGCTTAACAGAAGAAAAAGATATGGCTTTATTTAGAAGAGTTATCTTTGAATGTCTGTCGCTCTTGAGTAAAATTGATTATGAAAGCATTAGATAATATGCGTCATAGATTAGATTATAATGGCGGAAGCGCGCAGCAAAGTCGAATGATTGAAGATAAATTAAAAAGTTTAAAAAAAGCTTTATTATATTCATATCAAGCTGGCACTATGGTTATAGATAATCCTGACGAAGACAATACGTTACCTCAATTAGAGTTTCGTTGTTTAATGAATCCAGATAAAAGAACATTTGAAACAGATAAGATGATGTTATCTGTACCTTTTGAAGATATATGTTTAAACGCTCCTCGAGTTGGAAAAACGACAGAAGGAATTATTCCTGTCCCTGTAAAATGTGGAAAGACTTTTATTTGGAAAGAAACGAATACTCGTTGGATAGTAACTTTACAATATATAGAAGAATATGCTTATTTTAGAGCAGATGTTAGAAAATGTTTTGAGTATCCTTTAACTATTGATGGAAAAGATTATTACTTTGCTTCTGTTGGTGAACAAGAAGAAATTATTGAATGGTTAAGAAGAAATAAAGAAGAATGGAATAAACTAAATTATACTCGTACAATTTATTTAGAAAGAAATGAAGATACTTTAGCATTTTTTAAAAGATTTAAAATAGTTAAATTACCAAATATTCAAGGTAAATTAGAATCATGGGAGGTACAAGCAGTATCTCCTAATTCTGTTGATAATATTCTTATTGTTCATGTAAAAGAATATTTTGAAAATCAATATGAAGATTTGAGCAATGAAATACAAAATGAAATCAAAGAACGTAATGAGATAGAAGAGAATTTAGTATGTAAAGCTTATGATAAAATTTCTTGTACTACTAATTATATTCAAGATGCATTATGGTCTATTGAAAATATAACAAAAGGCTTATCTCTTGATATAGAAGATGCTATTGTTCAAGGTGATAAGACCACTGTATATGTGCAATTACTTAATGGGAAAACAGGTGAATTTGATTTGTATTATAATAATAAACTTGTTAAACACGTTGTAGTGCAATCATTATAAGAGATAAAAGGAGTAAGATAAAATGCAGAGAAACGGATTACCCCCAATACAATCTTCATTCTTATCTTGCGATAAAGATACTGAATTAATATTAAATAAGCTGTTTGTTGAATCTGGCAAATACAGTACATGGTTAAAAAGATTATTAATTATTAATACTAAAGATTGTTTAGACCCTACAATAAGGAAATATGATGATATAGTAAATCATTATAGTGTTCATGATTTATTTGAAAAACAATATATTAGAACTACTCCAAGATTAGAGTTTAATGAGCATGAAGATGTTCAATCTTATATTTTATTAAATTTTGATAATTTTACAACCAATTCAAGAAATGAACAGTTTAGAGATTGTATGATTAATTTTGATATATTATGCAATACAAAACAGTGGGATTTACAAGGTTTTAGAGTTAGACCACTTATGATTGCAGGATATATAGATGGTATATTAAATTTAGGTAAACTATCTGGAGTGGGTGAAACGTATTTTCTTGGATGTAATGAGTTAATTTTGGACCCAAATTTAGTGGGATATACTTTATCCTATCATGTTGTTCATTTTACAGAAGATGATGCTAAATTAGAAGAACTAGCGAGTAAATGAATAGAAAAAGAATAGTCCATAAATTATTATTAGATACCAAGAGCGATATTCCATTTCCGTCTGCTCAATTAACCATATATCAACCGTCTATTGCAGAAATAGGTTTATTGGGCGAACCTCAATTTTTTGTTGCTGTAAATAGTTTAACTAGAGATTACAAAAATCTAAAGATTGAGGACAATTTTGATTTAGATAGTTTAACGAATTTTGATATATTAATGTCAATAATGAGAGAAAAAACTGAAAACGGTCATTATATCTTTTTTAGTGTTGTACAGTTATTAGAATTAATTTTTCCTAAATATAAAATTAATTTTACTCCTAGGTCTTTTATATTTCAGCCTAAAGAAAAGGATGAAAATGAACCTCCTCAAACATTGATGATTGATGGAAACAACTTTGAAGAGTTTGCGAATATTATTTATGATATGTTTGGACTTGCTGCTTTAACTGGAGATGCTGAAACAGACTATAATCCGCAAGGAGACCGCGCTCGCGCATTAGTTGAAAAATTCAAAAAGAAACATGAATATTTGGCTGATATGCGAAAACAAAGAGGAGAAGATACTGCGTTAAATAGTGTCTTTGGTAGATATATAAATATCCTTGCTATTGGAGAGCAAAAAGATAAGAATGAATTAAAACAGTATTCAGTTTATCAACTTATTGAAGAGTTTAAACGTTTCCAATTAAAAGAAACATTTGACTATACATTCCAAGCTAAAATGGCTGGAGCGCAAAATGTAAAAGACGCTAAAGATTGGATGCAAGACATTACTCTTGGCGTTGAATTAGAAGAAGAATAATTAAGGAGGAAAATACAAATGAAATTTGGTGTTCGCGAATGTGCTAACATAGTGTTCAGAGCAAAAACTCCTACTAACATTGGTAAGTATAAGTTTAAGGCTGGACAACCTGTACTTTATATCGATACAGCAACAACTTCATCTGTAGAGCAAGCTACTACAACTGTTTATGCACAGGGTGGTAGAGGTAATGTTCGTCTTATCTCTTGGGAAGGTGAGAAGACTTTAACATTTACTGTTGAAGATGCTTTACTTTCACCTATTTCTCTTGCTATGCTTTCAGGTGCTGATCTGTTCCAGGGATCTACTGGAGTTGAATCAGTACATTTCCATACTACTTCTACAGCTACATTAGAAGTTACTGGTACTGGAGATCAGAAGAAAGGTTGGATCGATTTAAAGAACGTACTTGGTGCTAAAGAAACTTTATGTCCTACAAATGATTCTCCTATTTATGTTATTGTCACTGAAGGTGATGGTAGTTTAACAGGTAAGATGATTGAAGGTACTAAGGTTGAAGTTGGTAATATTACTATTGATGCAGAAACCGGTGCTAAGACATTTACAGCTGGTAAAAATAGTGATGGAGTAGCACAAGCTATTCAGATTACAAAGCCAACTGTTGCTGGTTTACAAGATTGGTATAAGGCTACTGATGAAGGTGCTGCTGACGCTAAAATAGGAGCAGGACAAATTGCTGTATTCGTAGATTATTATCTTGATAAGAAAGCTACAGCAGTTGATGAACTTCAGATTGCTGCTGATAACTTTGCTGGTAACTATTATGTAGAAGCTGATACATTATTCAGACGTAAGAGTGATGGTGTTGATATGCCTGCTAACTTAACATTCCCTAATGTTAAGATTCAGTCTAACCTTACATTCCAGTTATCTGGAACTGGAGATCCTTCAACATTTACCTTTACAATGGACGCTCTTCCAGGATATACTTATTTTGATAAGTCAAGAGAAGTTCTTTGTGTAATTCAGGTTATTGAAGACCAGACAAATGCTGATAAGGTTATTAACCCAGTTATGCCTCATAACACAACACTTGAACATGATGACAATGAGATTTATGATTCAAGATATATTGGTTATGGTGAAACAGCTAATACAACAACTCAAGGAAATCCTAAGTCCGAATCAAGTAGGACACCTGAGAATCCAGATGCTGCTGGTTAATTAAAAATATATTGCGGGGGGTGCGTGTAATACGCACTCCCGCTATTTTTTTAGGTAAAGGAAGGTTGTGATTATTAATGGCAAATAGAAATATTCAAAGATATTGGAATAATGCGGAATTATATAGGCAAAAACCTGATTTTTGGGAATCTGATATTTTTTATATTCATTTGCATACTCAAAATATAGGTAAAATGGCAAACGGGGATGCAAAATCTGATGATGAGTTATCTAATATTTTTGATGCATATAAAAACGGTAAAGATTCTACTGTTCAAAAAGCTGTAACAAATCAATATCTTCAAGCAATGAAAGCAAGCATTAAGAAAACTACCCAAAATAGAGAATTATTGGATGAAGTTTTTGATATAAAAAATAATAATACTTCAGCGATGCTTGATCAAATGCATAAAACTATGCAAGAAGGATTAGAAAAATATATTAATACAGAAAATTTAGTTAAACTACTTCAAAATGAAGAAACTCTAAAATGGAATGAAAAAGGAACAGGTTCTTTAAAACAAGCTTTAAAAAATGATGGTGACTATCAAGATAGTATAAAATTTTTAGATACTTTGCTTCAAGCTATGGCTGATACCGTTAAATTAATTAATTCTCCTTTAGGTCCAAAATTGGCTGAAGCTTTATTATTAGAATCAAATAGTACTTCAAATTTTACAAATGTTAAAGATTATGGAGCAAATTTAACAAAAGTATTAAATAAATTTAAAACAGAAAATAAAGCAGTATTATTAAATACTCCTTTAATGCAAGAAGCTATTAAAAATTTAGATGATATATTATCACCTTTAACTAATTTGTATTTAGAAAAAAATAAAAATGGAAAAGTTATAAGAGAAAATACTACTGTTGGAAAATTACAAGGTCGTGTAACAAATAACTTTTTTCCTAATTTAGCAGAAATACTTGCCGCACAAATTGAAAAAACTGCTGTTTCTGAAGCTGTTAAAATTACTAAAAATGCACGTAGAACAGGTGCTGAAACTTCTCAAATTCAAATTACTGATACAGAAGGAAATTATAGTAATAAAGGTTATTTTGATGATGGTGGTAAAAAACAAGATAAAGCAGATAATATATATGAAAATGTTCAAATGAGTGTTGATAATTTAAGAAATGGTGAATCAGGATATTTTAAGATAGATATTGGTATAAGTAGTAAAAGTTATGTGACTCAGCATTTTGGAACAGATACTTCATTAGCTGATTTTAATGATGTTTATTCTCTTGGTGGAGGTATGACTATAGGTAATGCTTTTAGATTACTGTTAGGTGATATTAATGCAGATATATATAAAAAATATTTAGGATATAATGTTTTTGCTAGAGATTCATCAGATTTTCCTAAAGCTTTAAATTCTTTACAAGATGTTTTATTAACACGAAGTATCGTTTATATAGCTTCTGGTCGTAATAAAAAAAATATCGCTCAATTCATGATGATTAATGGTAATTTTTTATCTATATGGGATATTATTAAATATACTTTTGATCATGATATAGGAAAAAGTTCGTCTCAATTAAAGACAATTCAACCCGAAGACAGACCAGGTCTTTATATGACTGTATCTAATAGAGGAAAAATTATTAAACTCGCTAAAAGTAGATTTTGGTTAAGAAGAATTGTTAAAACAAATGAAGCAATTGATTCAGCTACAATGAAAGTTCATATTATTCCTAAACAGATTATTAATGGAGTTGTTAGTTCCGGTCAAATTAATGATATTAAACATTCTTGACAAAATTAAAAAATTTTGTTATAATATAAAAAAAGAAAAAGGAGAAAAAAGGATTAATGAAATTTGATGAATTAAATCTTAAACAGGTTAATAAAGATGCTAATATTATTATTAATGATAAAAAGATAAATATTAAACAATATTTACCAATTAATGAAAAAATTAGCTTAGTTCAAATTGCTTTACAGCAGTCAGAGGAAGATGGTATTTATAATGAAGGTTTACTTACTGCTTATTTTTATACTTATATAGTTATGTTTTATTCAGATATAGAGTTTACTGATGAGCAAAAAGAGAATATACCTTCTATATATGATATACTTGAAACTAATGATATTATCACAAAAGTATGTGATAAGATTCCTAAAGTTGAATTTGATGATTTATTAGATTTGCTTCAAGATCAGAAAAATAATAATACAAGTTATAAAACTTCAACAGCTTATTTAATTAGTCAGTTTATTAATACTCTTCCTGAACAAATGAATCAAGTTTCTGAAATAATTAATAATTTTGATCCAAGTAAATATCAGGCAGTAGTAGATTTTGCAACCGCCGCAAATGGTGGAAGAAATATTAATACTAATCAGCCTGTTGAATAAGGACAACTTTGATTAAAACTTATGCTCTTATTACCAAGTGTAATAAGAGCATTTTTTATTTTACGAAAAATAAAAAGAAATCGGAAATAAGATAGGAGGTAAAAGGAATGGCTAATGGTGGTAGAATAGATTTTACTATTGGTTATAAAGTTGATAAGACTGGTTTAAATGACATGAAAAAGCAGTTAGAAGATATTTCAAAGATGTCTGCAACACAGATAAAAATTGATAATCCTTCTTTAAATATGAAAGAAGCTATGTCTGCTATGCAAAAAGTTAGAATTGCTGTTGATGAAATTAAACCAGCTTTAGATAAATCTTTTGATACTACTACAGGTATTGTTAATTTAGAAAAATTAAGAAATTCTTTACAAAAGTTAAATTTATCTGAAATTCAAAATAGGTTTAATGCAATTGGACCAAAAGGACAACAAGCTTTTTTAAATATTTCTAAAGCAGCTTTAACTACTAATGTTAATTTAAAACAAACATCAAGTTTAGTTGATAAAATGGGGCAAACTTTAGTTAATACTTTAAAATGGAGTTTTTCATCAAGTATTATTAACAAGTTTACAGGAGCTATTCAACAAGCTTATGGTTATGTTCAGCATTTAGATACATCTTTAAACGATATTCGTATAGTAACTGGTAAATCTGCTGACGAGATGGATAGATTTGCAGAAAAAGCCAATAATGCTGCAAAAGCATTGGGTGCTTCAACAACTGAATATACCGAAGCTGCATTAATTTACTATCAACAGGGTTTATCTGATGAGGAAGCTCAGGCCCGTGCGGAGACTACTTTAAAAGCAGCTAATGTTACTGGTCAGACTGGTCGTGAAGTTTCAGAAGAGTTAACTGCTGTTTGGAATGGTTATAAAGTTACAGCTGAAGAAACTGAACTTTATGTCGATAAATTAGCTGCAGTTGCTGCAACAACAGCTTCAGACTTGGAAGAATTGTCAACAGGTATGAGTAAAGTTGCATCTGCTGCAAATGCAATGGGTGTAGATGTTGATCAATTAAATGGTATGTTATCAACTATTATATCTGTTACTCGTCAAGCACCTGAAACAGCCGGTACTGCACTTAAAACTATTTTTGCTCGTATAGAAGATTTAAAAATTAGTGGTGAAGATGAAGATGGTGTTAAATTAGGTGAAGTTTCATCTACTCTTGATGAAGTTGGCGTTCATATTATGGATGTTAATGGAGATATACGAGATCTCGGTGAGGTTATAGAAGAAGTTGCAGGTAAATGGGATACATGGACAGATGCTCAACAAACTGCAATTGCTCAGGCTATGGCTGGTAAAAGACAATATAATAATTTACTTGCTCTTTTTAATAATTGGGATATGTATAGTGATGCTGTTGAAACCTCTCGTAATTCTATGGGTACTTTACAAGAGCAGCAAGATATTTATATGGAATCAACTGCTGCTCACTTACAACAGTTAAAAACTGAATGGGAAGATTTGTATGATTCTGTTTTAGATAACAAAGATCTTAATGTTTTAATAGATGGTTTAACAAAAGTATTAAATTTATTTACTAATATTATTGATGCTGTTGGTGGTGGTAAGACTTTATTTACTGGATTAATAGCTTTAATTGGAACTAAATTTAGTAAACAAATTTCAGAAGCATTTTCACCTTTAATTATTAATATGCAAAATGCTAAGAAAAATGCAGAAATTTTATCTAAGCTTTTACAAAATATTGATGTGCAACAGAAAAATGGTGTAATTGGCGGTAGAGCAGCTACTGCAATGGCAAAAGCTCAAAAGGAAATGAGCCAATATTGGGAGCTTATGTCAGAAGAACAGATTAATGCAAGTCAGCAAACAATAAAAGAAATTGGTGAATGGGAAGATAAAGCTGAAGCTATTGATTTAGCAGAAGCAGCTTTAAGAAAGTATGTTGATGAAAGATTAAAAATTCCTAAAGCAGATGCAGATAATTTTAAATCAGATAGTTTATTTAATGTTGGAAGCACTGCAAATACTCAAGCTATTCAATTTTTTGAAACACAAATTGAACAAATTCAACAGATTCAACAAAATTATAAACAATTAGGTAATACTATTAGTGCTGTTAATAATAAGATTCAAGCAGGAGATACTTCTTCAGGATTATTAAAAGGATTAGCTTCACAGTTAGTTCAAGCTAAGAAAAATGTTAAAGAATTACAAACTTTAGCAAAAAAAGGACTTATTCCAAAAGAAATTGCTACTGAAGCTCAAAAGAATGTATCAGAACTTTATCAACGATTTAGAAAATTAAAAACTCAAATAGATGAAGTAAATGCTACTGAAAAAGAATTAACTAAGACTCAAAAAGAATTGGTAAAAGCTCAAAAGGGCGATAAAAATGGTGTTGTAGATGTAGCAAAAGTTGAAGAAGCTAAGAAAAAAGTTGAAGAATTAACAAAAAAAATACAACGATTAAAAAATGATTTAAAAAATTCTTCAAAAGGTTATCTTTTTACTGATGAGATGATAAAGACTTTACCTCGAATAGGTGGTCAAATAGATAAAACAAGTCAGCAATATAAGACTTATATAAAATTATTAAAAGAAGCCGGCTTGTCTGCGGAAGAAGCTGCATTACATATAGAACAATTAGATGCAAGCTTAAATAAAAATGATTTAGCAATACAAAAGAAAACACAAAATATTACTCAATTAATTGGTGGTTTTGCAAGTTTAGTTTTCGCTATGCAATCATTATCAAATATAGGAGATATATTTGATAATGAAGATTTATCAATCACTGAAAGATTTGGACAAATTGTTACTTCATTAGCAATTGGTGTACCAATGTTAGTTTCTGCTTTACAAGGATTGAAAGGTGAATTAATTGGTTTATTAATTCCTAAAGCTGCAAATCTTTTAGCTGATGAAGGTGAAATAGAAGCCACTGTTGCTTTAGAAGTTGCAAAATATGGAGAAGCTGCGGCTCATGATGCAAATACTGCTGCAATTATTAGAGAACGTGCTGCTAAATTATTATTAAATCCAGTTACTGCAATTGCTACTGGATTAATTGTAGCTTTAGGTGCAGCATTAATTATTACTGCAAAAGCACATGAAAAAGAACTTGAAGCAATAAGAGAAAGTAATAATGTAATTATTGAGCATAATGAAAAAGTTTTAGAAGAAGTTCATGCTAATCAACAAGTTATTGATTCTATGCAAGATTTGATTAATCAGTATAAGGATGGGACTTTATCTCAACAAGATTATATCAAACAAAAAAATGATTTAATTCAAGCTTTAGATAGAGAAGGTAGAGTAGCTTTAATTGCTGCGGATAATTGGAAAGAAGCTCAAAAAGCTCTTTCAGATTATAAAGTAAGAGAAGCTGAGATTGCAAAAGAAAAAGCAAAAGAAAATGCAGAAGGCAGTTTTGAAAATGTCTTAACTGGATTAGATAAAGGCGCTGGTTCTTATGATGAAGATAAAGAAGAATTTAGTTTACAGGATAGACAAGTAGGAGAAGAAGGTAAACTTGCAGTTGAAGCAATTATAGCAGAAATTCGTGCGCAAGGGTTAAATCCAGATGATATTATTGAAATTATTAACTATAAAGATAGCCAAGGTAATGATCAAACAGATGTGCGATTAAAAGTTGGAGTCGAAGATGGTGAAGTATTTCAAGCTTTTATTAATGCTGTTGATAAAATACAAAGTGAAGGTAATTATGAAGTACCTTCAGATATTGCAAAAAAAGCAAAACAAACTAAAAAAGATGAAAATTATAATAAATGGCAAGAAAGCCAGACAGAATATTTAACACAAGCTGAAGCTGAGGCGGGCGCGCGTTCAGGTATTGATTATGCTCAGAATTTAGAAGAGGGTAAAGAAGCCTATGAGAAATTTACTCAAGATTTAATTGAAAATGAAGGATATACTCTTGATCAAGCTGAAGAAGCATGGGTTAAATATTTAAGTGGATTAGATTCTGAAATCGCTAAGCGTATGGTTGAAACTCAAGCTAATTTTGATGTGATGACTAAATCTTTTTTAGCTACTTATCAAGGAGATGCTTCAACTTCTGATTATGTTGAAAAAGCAAAGGAAATTCAAGAAGAGCTTGAAGCTATGGGGCTTAGTGAAGGAATAGGTAAAGTTGATTCCGATGAATGGTTAAATTGGATTACTTCTGGTTTTTCTGTCGATCAAATTGCAGAAGAAATAAGAAAAAGGTTACATGATAGTTTAGTTCAAGGATTTGGAGAATTTAAAGAGTCTGCTTCAGATATTTCAAATAATATGCAACAGTTAATTTCAGAAGGAATTAAAGGAGAAGTTGATACTTCTGATAAAGGAGTTTATCAATCTTTAAAAGACGATGTTCAAACTTTAATTGAATACTATCCTGAATTAACAGATCAAGCAAATACATTTTTAAATGAAAGTATTATAGGTACTGAAAAATGGACTCAAGCAGTTTATGATTTACAAGCCGCATTTGATACATTAGAATTAGATAAATTAACAGAAAATTATCGTAAAGATTTAGAGAAACTTCATAATCAAATAGAACAGATTGGCAAACAAGAAACTGTTTATGATGATAAAGGTTTTGCTACTTCTAAAACAATTATAGTAGAACCAGATACTCAAAAATTTACAGAAACAGTTGAACAAATTATGAGCGATGACTATTCTATTAATATGGAAATTCATGCGGATATTACAGATGATTTTGATAATTTAGTATCTAGCATGGAAAAAATGGATAGTATGACTTCAAAAATTGGTGAAGATTTTATTGTTTCTGCAGAAGATATAACTGAATTAGCTGAAAGCTATCCTGGCATATTAGAAGGTTATACTGATTTAGGAAACGGTACTATTCAGTTAAATGAAGAAATTGCTAAATCTGCTATGAATGCGGCAAGTGAAGCAGAAATTGCTTCAACAGAAGAACTAAAAACAGAAATAGAGAACACTAATAAAAAATTAAGAGTTAAACAAAATCATTATAAAACAATTGTTGATTTAGCAACTAAAGGTGCTGAAGATGAAGCAAATGCCGAAGAATATAAAAATAAAATTGTTACTGAATTAGATGAAATTGAAGTTATAAATAATGATTTAAAAACTCAAGAAATAGTTGATAATGCTTTAACTGTTGCAGATGATAGTGCTCAAAATGCTCAAATAGTATCTCAAAATTGGGAGAGTGCTTATCAAAATATGGCTGATGCATCAGAAAAAGCTGCTCAAGTGGCTATCGAAAATGCTAAACAAGTAGTTGCTGCAAATAAAGGTGAAGATGCTTCAGCTGTTCATGGAGATGTTAAAACTAATTGGACCGGAGAAACAGGTAATAAAACAACAATAGATACAACAACTCCTGATATGAAACAAGCTGAAGAAAGCAATAAAGAATATTTTAACCGTATGAAAAAGATGGCTCAAGATAATTACGATGCTTTAGAAAAAGAAATAAATGCTAACGAAGCTATGAAAGTTGAAGCAGTAGCTAGACTTGGAAAATCTGTTGATATAAATACAAATACGGGTAAGAAAAAAGAAGATAGTGCTTCATCTGCATCCAAAAAAGAAGCACAACATGAAGATTATCTTGAGCGCGAAGTAGATTTATATCGTGAAGTAAATGAACAGCTTGAACAGATTGAATCTACTCTTGGTCGTATTCAAAAACAAAACAGTTATAAATGGGGTAAGGATCTTCAAAAAGGTCTTGAACGTGAGAATAAATTACTCGATCAGCAATTAGATAAATTAAAGCAAAAAGCTGAAATCCAAAAAGGTGATCTCGCCCAGCGGAGAGCTAGCCTTGAAGCACAGGGTATCCAATTTAGTAAAGATGGTAGTTCTATGAAAAATGCTGAAGCTACATTAGATAAAATGTACGCTCAGTATAATTCAATGGTTGATACTTATAATGCTATGAGCGCAGACCAACAAGAAGAATATAAGAAACAACTTGAAGCTAAGAAAAAAGACATTGACAAGATGGAGAATGACTTAAAGAATTATGAAAGTCTTTTTGGTGAATATCAAAGTATTTTAGATGAACTTCAAGAACTTCATTATAAACAAATTGAAAATGCAGTTGAGCGTTTTAATAATATGGTAGATGTTCATCTTGAATTAGACGATGCTAAAAAAGAATGGAATGATTTTTGGTATGAGGTTGTTCAAGATGTTGATGATACTGATTTTGGTGGTAAGATTGCTCAAAGTATAAGTAAACTTCAAACTTTAGTTGGTTTAAACGGAAAAGCTAGTAAGAGTGAAATTGCTGAATTAACTAATCACCTTAATGATACGGTTGATGAAGTAACTAAGCAAATAGCATCTCGTAAGCGCGGAGGCGAAGATAGTTTATTTGAAGATGCTACAAAATTATCTAAAGAAAATCTTGAGAAGTATCGTGATCAGTTAATGGATGCGGTGCGCAAAGCCAAAGAAGAAGTAGATAATATTGCTGAAAATTATACAAAAATACTTGAAAGCGCAAAAGACTTAATAGATGAACAAGTTGATGGACTTGAAGCTATATCAGATCATCTTGAGCATAATATTGAATTATTCAAGATTGTGGAAGGTGTAAATGCTTATGGTCCAGTTATCAAAGAGTATGAGAAATTATATCAGAATGATTTAAAATTACTTAACACTCAAAGACAGAGTAAAGAGTTCTGGGCAGGTGAAATTGACAGATATGAGAAGTTGTTAGCTACTACGGAAGAAGGAACTGTTCAATGGAAAACTTATAGTGAAAACTTAAAAACAGCAAGTGAGAATTATAAGAAATCTGTTCAAGACCTAGATAAAACACTTGAAGAAACTTTAAAGCATTTAGATGAACTTCGCAAAAATCAAACCGAAGTTATTTTTAATGAACTTGATAAGACTTTAAGTAAAGGTCGCGGATTAGATATGGTTGAGGAAGAGTGGAAACTCATTAATGATTTAAGTAACAGATACTTAGATAATGTAGAGCGTGCACTTGAAACTGAATTATATACTAATGACCTTGAAAAAGCTGCTAATGCTATTGGCTTAAGTGCAGAAAATCAAGCTAAATTAAATAGTTTTATGGATGATGAGCTAACTAAATTAAAAGCAAAGAATAAGTTAACTCAATATGATATTGATGAATCTCGCGCTAGGCTTGCTATATTACAAGCAGAAATTGCTCTTGAAGAACAGCGTAATAATAAGAGTAAGATGCGTCTTAGACGTGATTCTCAAGGTAATTATAACTATCAATATGTTGGTGATGAGCAGGCTATTGAAGATGCTGAAAATGGTGTGCTTACTGCGAAGAAAGAATGGTATGAACTTGTTAAGAAGAGATATAAAGATGTTCATGATTATACTATTGAATTAAGAAAACAAGAAGTAGAGTATAATCGACAAGCAAATGAAGCTGAAGCAAATAATGATTATGAAAAAGCTGAATTTTTAAGAAGTCTTGCTGAAGAAGTTAAAAAAGAGATTGAACAAAATAATTCAGAGATTGGTAAAAATACTCAAGATTTAATTTTTGGTACAGCTCAATATTTTGCTGAGGTTGAAAATGCTTCAATACTTCCTACTAGTAGTACTGTTGCAGCAACTCTTATTGATGATTTTGATAGTGTAGAAAAGGCTGTTACAAAAGCTGTTAAAGAATTAGATCGTGTTCAAACAGAATATGTTAAAAATACTCAAGACGCTATAAGTGAAGCTGGCGTTGAGTATGAGCAACTTCGTGAAGATGGTATTGACCCAACTACTGAATCTCTTGAAGACTTAGTTGATACTCAAGAAGATTTAGCTGATAAACTTGAAGATGTCAATGATGAGTTAGATACTCAAGAAGAAAATCTTAAAAAATGCGAAGACGCTTACCGTAACTTAAAGGATGCTGCAGTTGATGCTATTGAAGCTGCTAATACAGCTTTAGAAAAATTATCACAGACAGCTATTGATACTCAGCAGAAAGTTGCGGCATCTGTTGCGGCAGCACAGTCAGCAGCTAATGCAAGTGCAAGTGGCGGTTCTAGCAGTTATGGAGGAGGGTCTAGTTCAGGACAAGAACAAAATGGTGCTACTACTGGAACCCATTCATATAGAGTTGTTCCAGCTAATCCAAATTTGCCTTATTCTGGATTATTCAAAATTGTAGATGAAAATGGAACAAGAGCTCCTGGAACTGATGAAGGAACGTTAAAAGACTTACAAAAATACAAAAAGAAATATAATATTACAGGTCTTAAAACAGGAGGTTATACTGGAGACTGGTCTGGTGAGAAAGGAAAACTTGCTATTCTCCATCAAAAAGAACTTGTTCTTAACGAATCTGATACAAGTAATATTTTAAGTGCTGTTAAATCTATTAGAGAAATTGTTGGTAATGGAATTAATTCTGTAAAATTTGATGGAATTGCGGATGCAATAGTTAAAATGAGTGCTATGCAAGCTAGTATGCTATCTCAAATTAGTCAAAGTACTTTAGGAGCATTAGCTTCAACTATTAATAACAATAATTCAGAAGTACAAAATTACAAAAACATGACTATTAATGCAGATTTCAGTGGAGTGCGTAGTGCAGATGCTATTTATCAAGCTTTACGTGAACTTGAAAATTATGGTATGCAACAGAGTTATTCAGTTGCTCCACATAATAACACAAGTTATTAAAATCATGCGGCAGGTGCTAGAATTTTAGCACTTTGCCGCATCTTTTTTTGGTCAAAAATATTTAGTTTTATTTAAATAAATTCTATATATTTTATAGAATAAAAATGAGAAAAAAGGAGGGGTTCTGTTAATGACGCATATTGATAATTCACAGAATATGTCTGTTGAACAAGTTAAAGAACATTTAACTAATTTAATTAATAAGCAAGCTAAAAAAGTTGCTTCAGAAGGCAATTATGATAGAACTATTTTAGCTACAATTCAATATTGTTCTAATGCAGTTTTAGGTCAATATAAAATTAAATATCAAAATGGATATTATTCTGCATATGCTTTAGACACTACTGTTAAATACAGTAATGGTGCGGCTGTGTATGTAACAGTGCCTGGAAATGATTTAAGTAATCGTTTATTTATTCAAGGTCTTGCTACAAATGATAGTACACAAAAAACATATTTGACAAACCTTGAAGGTGATCAGCAATATGTTACAACAGGACCAAACATAATCAACAGTATTATCTATGATAATGGTGATAATTTTGGTTTGTCTAGCTATTGGGACATGACTGAGGGTAGAGAAGTAACATATTACAATTATGATTGGATAAATGACCCAGAGCAGTTTCAAAATAATAAAATAACTTTATTAGATATTGGACAAATAACTCACTCTATTCGTAATGGAGATGGTTTTATTCGTTTTGGCGGTGATTTTAAAACAAATTTACCTAACGAAAGAAAATTACAAGGTGATTATGGTATTAGATTAGTTCTTGTTTTTGATAAGATTGATCCTATAACGCAAGAAGCTACAGAATATACAGAAACATATGAATTGAATACTTTTAGGATGGATGGTACTCCATTTGAATTTAATGAATATGCTTCTCGATATGAATATTTTGAAATAGATAAAGAGAATTTTAAACGTATCCAATCTATATCTGCTTTTGTAACTGGTTTTCCGCAAGGAATACAACCAAGTGATACCTATAGAGATATTTTTATAAAGAATATTAGTTTATATTCTGCATTAAAGATGTATGATGCAGTTGCTAACGATGATTATGTTGTAAAAGTATTAACACCTAAAGGTACTTCATTTGGATTAGACGATTCTATTAGTTCTCTTCCTCTTGAAGCATTATTTACTGTTAGAGGTAATGAAGTTGAACCTTCACAAAATGTTCAATATTTTTGGGCGAAAAAGAATATTAATGTAAAAAGTGTTGGAGATCCTAAGTATTTACATTATTTTGGTGCGGGATGGCAATGTTTAAATAAATCTGAAATAACTCGCACAAACAAAGAAGAAATAACAGAAGAAGATTTAAAAAATTATATAATTGATTCCACTGATTATCCATCAGGATATGTTGGCGTATTACATTGGTTGAGTTCACAAAAAATCAACATACAAAAAGAGTTATGTTTAGGTAGACAAACTACTATAAAATGTTGTGTTGTTTATGAAAATCAAATATATTTTAGTAGAGAATATACGATAACTAATTATAATGGATATTATTTAATATTAAACTCTACTAACGGAACTGAGTTTTTTAACGGAAAAGGTTACACTTCTATTATAGCTGGAGTATTTAAAACTGAAGTAGTTGGTTCTGGTGATGCGGCAACATTTAAACCTAATCCAGAACCTTATTCAATTAGTAATAATATAGTATATAAATGGGAAATTGTTAATAATGGAGTTACAATAAATCTTCCAACTACAACTTCTTCAATCTTATATAAAAGTCAACCTTTATGGCATTATGATGAGGAATTAGGTGGTTTTCAAGATAATATTAAAACTACTGTAAATGAATCTAAAGGATACTTAAATGCTTTAGCTAATAAAACACAAATAAACGTAACACTTTTAGAATGTTGTATTGAACGTTTTAATTACTACAATACTTGGATTAACAATTATACGGGAAACACAAGTGCAGCAGATTATGTTAATTCAGTTGAAAAAAGAAATAACATTGTGAATCATTGGAAAGCCTTTTTAGATGATCAATTTAATGTAGATTTTAAGAATGAATTAGGATTATACGTATTAGGTCCAGCTAATGTTACGGCAAAGTATAATGGATACACCACAGAACAATTAAAGTATTTTTATGACAATAACATTGATCCTCTTGAAGCTAACCCAAATCCAGTTGGAATAGATACTATAACTTATAATTATAGTGACCAACCTTTTGATGAAAATGAGCAAAATACATTATATAATTTTAGGGTTGGAGATATTATCCAGCAAGCAACAATAAGAGTTACTGCTTTAGTTAAAGATGGAAATAGTTATGAATCTTTAGAAACCAAAGAGATTTATTTAAATAATAATGAAGGAACTGATTTAAGATATAATTTAGAGATTGTTAATGGTAATAATACTTTTCAATATGATGCTGGCGGGCTTGCTCCTAAAATGACAATACGACCATTGAGTTATAGATTATATAGTCAAGATGGTAGTTTAATTTTGGATAGTGCAGCAGATGACTCTGATATAGTTATAACTAACACTAAACCAAAATGGAGTTTTTATAGAGCATCTAGTTTAATAACTACTAAATATAGTGAAGACTTAACCAGTGAGTATTTATATGATCCAGATATACCTGGAAAGGTATCTGTTTTAAATAGAGCAAAATTTGATTTTAACATTGCAGAAGAGTATAATGTTAATTATAAAGAAAGAAGTAATATTGAGTTAACAATTACTTATCAAGGTACTCGATATAATGCTTCTACAAATTTCACTTTTACAAAACAAGGTGATTTAGGTACTAATGGGACGAATATGGTTCTTGATATACAAGACCCAATCTATGAACAGTATCGTTCAGACGTATTAACAGATAAAATGTTTTCAATGATGACGGATGGTTTTGATTCAAAAATATCTTCATCTCCAAATGAAAGACATTTAAAAAATACTTATTTATATGCAACAAGAGTTTATAATGATGATGGTGAGGGAAATCCTCAAGAGGCTTTAAGTTTTGATGAAGGTACTTTTTGTAATTTAAAATTTGCACATGGTGTAAACGAAAACCAGGAGTATACGCCAGATAAACCAAGACACTTTAACGTAGTTGGATCTACTACAACTACATTATATGGTTATTGGTATGAAAATGGAAATCAAACATTAATTAACGGTGATAATACATCAAAATGGCAATTAACATATACCGGATTACAAAAAGTTCAAAGTCAACATATTGGAGGTAGAAGTCCAATATACGATTTACCTTCATTCGGTATATCACCTACCCAAGGTTCATCTACTACTTTAACATTAACCCCGCCGGGTAATTTTGAAGAGGGCGTACCAATCTTTTATAAACCAATGGATGTTATTTATAGTAAAAATAATATAGATTATCAATGGACTGCAAATAATGTAGTTCAATGTTCAGCTTCTCGAAAAGCTCAAGAACAGATAGATCCAGCGACTGGTAACCCTATTATAAGAAGAAATCATGGCTATTATCAAATTCCATTTTTCTTTTATAGTTATTATGAAAATCGAAACGGTGTATACGTAAACGTTACACCTGATGATCCTAATAAACCAGAAGGGGCTTTAGACCCCGCCCGTCATTTTGTTATTACTGGTGGTTATGATGAAGTTTTATATGGTGCAGATGGACTTAATCCACAATATAACACACAACAACCTTTTACTTTAAATATATTTGATATAGATGGTAACAATATTACTGATACTGTATTTGACAGTAATAATGTTACTGTTACTTGGAATACTTCATACGGTTTTACTCGTCAACCTGTTGTAATAGGTTCTGTTCCTGCGTATAGTTCTTTTACAAGAGGTAAAAATCTATTTAATACATATTGTACTTATAATGGTAAAAAATATAAGTGTATTGTTCCTCATACTCCAGACCAGTATGTTGCAATAAGAGATGAAAAAACTAATGAAGTAATTAAAGAATATAATAAAAATCCTATAGGAAATAATGATTTTGATTTTATTACTCCTTATTGGGAAGAGGTTACTAATAATTATTTCAAGCGTACTCAGAAGATAACTCCACCACCTTCCTATGAAGCTTGTGCTGTTAATAGTTTATTTAATTCATGGGTAAGTGTAAAACTTATTTATGATACTGGAGAAATTAAAATTGAAGCAGCAGCTTTACTTCCTATCAATATATTATGTAATATGTATGGTTCAGATGAAATCAATGGATGGGATGGTAGAAAAACGGTTGTAGATGATGGTTATATTATTAGTAATAAGGTTGCAGCTGGTATAAAAGATGATAGTAATGTCTTTACAGGTATTACTATCGGTCAAAAAATGATAACTAATGGAACTACTGATAAAACTGAAGTTGGTTTATTTGGTTATGGACGATATGCTAATAGTAATGTTGATGGTAGAACCGGTTATGGACAAACTATATTTTTAGATGCTAAGACTGGACTTGCGGCGTTTGGTCCTCGTGGCTCCACGCAGATTATATTAAATCCTAAAATACCAGCTGAAAATACGATTGAAGAAAGTTGGTCAAGATTAGCTGGTTGGTATTTTAGTTCAAATTATTTATATAAGCCGTTATGGGCAGATGATAATTATTTATCTAGTACAGATGATAGTGGAAATAGTGATTATTATAATACAAATCCGCCCGATGCAGATGGTACAGTAATACCTGGTTCAATAGGTTTTTATGTACCTAGTTCAAAAAAGGCGGGTCAATTAACAAAAGATACAGTCTTTATGTGGGCTTCTGCAGCAGGTGTTACTTCTTCTTCTTTTGATGACGATGGTAAACTTACTGTTTTACAAGACTTAGTTCGTTCAATAAAAACTTTAATGCAAAGTGAAGGTTTTCCATTAGTATATCATACAAAAGTTGAGTCAATACAAATTATACCTATAGTTTTAACTAATTCTACTATATCAAACTATACAATGCTCGCTTCTGTCTACGAAAGTAGTACACCTGTTATAACTGCTTTAAATGAATATAAAACAAGTTGGTTAGACATGATTGATGCTATTCAAGAAGATGAAGAGGCTCATGATATATATGAAACAATAGTCGGTCAGATTAGCTCAATAAATGATCTCTTTAACGCGCAGCATTTTCCGCTAGTTACACGAGATGGTGTAGTGGTTCGACCTATCGTTGATGATGGTATCACTATTGAAAATTATCAAGATTTACTTAAGTGGTATGTAAATTCAAACGAACCTAGAGTAACAGCATACTCAGATATGATTGAAAATTTAGCTATTAGTTTACAAAACTATGAACGTAATTATTATCAATTAGTTCATTATATGTATCGTACTTTATCAGACTATCCTATTTTAATGGCTCAAAAACTTCAGGCTCTTAAAACAGCGATTGAAACTACGGGTATTAGAACAAAAAGTATAAGTACATGGAATATAGATAATCCTTATATATTTATATATAATGCAGATAAAGTTACCATTGATAATTTTGAAGAAATATCTTTATATTACATTAGACCAGCATATAGTGCCGGAGAAGTTCCAAGAGAAAAACTAAATATACTTAATGATAAATTTGGAGATTATCTTGAACTGCATAACGAATACGAAGAATGGAAGGCTAGCTTTGAAGGTCAGGGCGCTGCTATTAGTTATACAGATAGCAATTCTAAAAAAATGGATGCTAATTTTTATGTTACTTATGGCGGCAAGATGAAATGTAATAACGCAGAAGTTGCAGGTAAAATTACTGCAAGGTCTGGAGCTATTGGAGAAGGAACTAGAGGTACTTTGCAAATAGCTACATATCATTATGACAGTGAGACTCAAAGAAATCAATATTATTTATTATATAACCCTGTATTTCAAGTTAAAGGTTCTGATGAAGGAACTGCAACTGAGCCTTCTGTATTCATAGATGGTACCATTAGAGCTAAATCTGGTCAGATTGGTAAGACAGGAAACGTTGATGGAAAGGCTAATGGCACTTTATTTATAGAGTATGCTTGGTATCCATGGAATCTACCGAGTGATAATCAAGGATGGAATAAACTTTATCTTAATGAAGATGCTGGTAGAACTAAAAAATATGCTTTATATCATAAAAACTTTTATATTACAGATGACGGAGAAGTTGCTATTGGTTTAGATAAAAAAGCAAAAATATACACTAAAGAAGGTCGTATTGGTGATTGGGTTATAACCACACATGAATTAAGAGATATTAAACAACATATTGTATTAGACCCAGCAGATACTAATAATCCTGATAATGCAAGAGCATCTCAAATTAAACTTGGTCATAATCCATCAAGCAATACTTGGAATTTAAAATTAATAGGTGATGGTTCTATTGAAGGACCGGATTGGAGTATAACTGCTGGCGGAGTAGCTACTTTTTCAAATTCAAATAATGAATTTACTTGTAAAGTAATACATATGGGTAGTTCAACCTTAACTGAGGGGAATTGGGATTTACCTGCTGATTCAAGAATTAAATGGGGTAATCAAACTCTTAGTATTAATGCAAACGGATTTAATTTTAGCGGTTCTGCTTCATTTACTGGTCATGTTAATTTTGAAGATGATATAAATCTTAATAGCGGTAAAAAAATTACTGTTAGTAATACAGCAGTAGTGGCTGGTGATCATATATATTTTACAAGTGGCTATGGATTTTATGGTAATGGTAATGCGAAATTTGGAACTACTGAATTTGGAACTAATTCTATTACAAGTGTTGGAAATATTACATCTAGTGGAGAAGTATCTGCAAATGTAATAAGAGGAAACTCTATTTATATTGGAAATCAAAGTTTAACAGCTTATATACAATCTGTTGTTCAAAGCATGACATTTAGTTTAAGTGGAACTACTGGATATGAACAACAAGATGGTTCTCATCACTATCACAATGTTACAGTTTCATAAAATAAAAAAAAAGGAGATAAAAGGAATGGAAGAAAGAGATGTTAATTTAGTCATTGAAGAAGTTAAAACACAGGTAATAAATACTATTAATCAGTCTGGATTACCTATTAGTGTAGTTTATTACATTATGAAAGATGTAATGAATGGACTTGATACTACTTATAATGATTATATTAAGCAAGCATATAATAGGGAACAGCAGCAAATGAATAAACCTGCTCCCGAAGAAGAAATGACAGAAATAGAACCTTCTATTATTGAGGACTAAACTGATTAAATTAAGAACAAGAAGTTTGATATTATAAAGAGATTTTATAAGGGGGATTACAAGCTAAATGAATGCACTTATTAATTTACTTACTCAATTTACACTACCTCAAATAATTCTCTTTATAATATTGCTTTTTGTTGCAGTTAAAGAGATTTCAGACTTTGTAGACTGGGTAAGAGGGAGATTCTCAAAGAGAGATGAAAAGTTAAAAACTGAATATGAAGAAAAAGAAGAAAATGAAGAACGATTAGATAAATTAGAAAATAATGTTAATGAATTAACTAAAAAGGTAAACCATATAACAGATAAACTAGATTTACTTATTGACTCTGATAAAGATGCGATTAAAGCATATATCACAAAAGAACATCATTATTTCTGTTATAAGGTTGGTTGGATTGACGATTACAGCTTAGACTGTTTAGAACATAGATTTGAACATTACAAAGAAGAGGAAGGTAATAGCTTTATTGAAGGTTTAATGAATGAGCTTCGCGCATTACCTAAAAACACAATAAAATAAAAATATGAGATAAAAGGAGGATAATGACATGGCTGTAACAGAAACAAGGTTGTTTCCGCCAATTATGGCGCCTTATTTACCAGCAAAAAATATTAATTCTGTTAATCAGGGTATTCGTATTACTTTTGATATAAATGAGTTAAACAACATTACAGATATTAAAGAAATTCATGTTGTTATTACTCGACAATCAGATTATAATTCTTTGTTTAATTCTCGTTTATATCCTTTGGGCATATATCCTTTTACTATCCAAGAAGGAAGTACTGTATTACAAGATGGATATATTGATATTCCAAGCAGAATTAATCCGCAATCAGAAATATCAGATCCTATTATAAATGTAGGCGAGTTAAATTTTAATGAATATTATAAAGTGCAACTAAGATTTTCTCAAGTTGCATGTTGTGGAGATGCCATAGGTTCAGAATTATCTGATATTTTACTTAATGAGAGTAACATGGCTCAATTTTCAGAATGGTCTTCAGTTAGCGCATTACGTTTTATAGCACCACCTACTTTTATTTTAAGAGGTAATGTTGCTAATAATGTATTAAATCCTGATGCACAAACTGCACAGATGATAACTGGAAATTTTTTAAGCTTATACGGTAAGTATATTAAAACTGGTACTTACAATATTATGGGACAAGCTTTTGATTATTCTGATGATAAAGAGTATTTGTCTAGTTGGACAATAGATGTTTATCAAATTATTGAAGGACAAGATGAATTAAAAATAACTAGTGGTCTTCAAGTAGTTAATTATCGTGGTGCAAATATTGACCAAATTCAATATGATATACCATTCTATTTTATGAATAATACTAATTATAAAATAACATTAACTATTACTACTGCTAATTTATACACTACTTCTTTTAATTATTTAGTTACAGCAGATTCTAGTGAGAATAGTTGGGGAGACCAGGTTGTATTAAATGAATATACTTCTCTTGATAGTGTTATTGGTAAAGTAAATATTAGTTTTGAAACTAAGACTGAACAGACTGTTCCAGCTGGCGGAGATTTAATTATTAGACGTGCAGAACGTACAGATAATTTTACTCATTGGGAACAGATATGGCATTATCATTTTAATGAACCTTATCAAACTGATGGAAATCCTATAGTATTTAATGATTTCACTATTGAAAGTGGACAAATTTATAAATATAGTGTTGTATATATAACTAGCGGTGGTATCGCCTACAGTATCATTGAGGGTCCAATATTATCTATATTTGACCATGCTTTCTTAACAGGAGAAGGAACTCAATTATGCGTTAAATTTAATCCTAATCTTACAAATATGAAAATTAATGTTTCAGATAATTCGGTTAATACAGTAGGAGGTCAATACCCTATAATATCAAGAAATGGTAATATGTATTATCGTTCATTTACTTTATCTGGAACTATTGCTTATGAAATGGATGCGGAGCATCAATTTGCAACCCGCAGTTCAATATATGGAGAATGGATAAGTGTCTATGGTAGTTATTTTGTTAATAGATATATTAATCAATATAATGATAGAATTACACAACGAGAATTTAGAGAATTAGTTATTGCTTATTTATACAGCGATCAACCTAAATTATTTAGGTCTACTCCTGAAGGCAATATTTTAGTTCGTTTAACTGATATTAATTTAACACCAAATACACAATTGGGTAGAATGATTTATGATTTTAGCTGTACCGCAACTGAAATAGGAGATTGTTCTATTGATAATTATAAATTATATAAAATTCAAGATTTTGGTGAGTAAGGAGGTATATTATGAAAAAATATTATCCTTACTTACAAGATTATATCTTTTTAGATAAAATATATACTCAACAGAATCAAACTACTTTTACTAAAATTACTGTATTAGATTGGGCAGAAAGACCTATTCAAGAAGTTCAAGGTAGAGTACTTTCTGCCTCAATATCAATTAATGGAGATTCTTCTGTACGTAGAACCGCCAATTTAAGTATAAAAATACTTGATTATAATGAACTTTATACAAATATTGATAGTTTATTTTCCATTAATAAAAAAGTATTTATTGAAACAGGTTTTAAAAACAATATTAGACATTTTGGAGAAGAATATTATCCAGATTATGATATTATTTGGTTCCCTTTAGGCACATATGTTATTACTAGTTATAATGTTACACATGATTTAACAGGTATCACTTTAAGTTTAACTCTTAGTGATAAAATGTGTTTATTGAATGGGACAGCGGGAGGAACTATTCCCGCATCAGTAAACTTTGAATCTTATGATACTCTTGGTCCAGATGGAGATTTACACACTAAATATATTAAAATTAATCGAATTATTCCTGAGCTAGTCAATCATTTTGGTGGAGAAGATTTAAATAATATCTTGGTTACTGATATTCCAAATAGAATAAAAACTGTTTTACGTTGGATTAGTGCAAATCCACTTTATTTGTATCAAAATACAGATAACCCAAAAAATTTTTTATATACAACTATTAACACAAATAAAAACGTAATTGGAAATAATAAAGTAAATACTTTTACTTATGGGTTTGATTGTGGGTATACTTATGGTGATTTTGTATTCCCTGGAGAACTTACTGCAAATCCAGGTGATAGTGTTTGTACGGTTTTAGACAAAATAAAAAATCAGTTAGGTAATTTTGAATATTTTTATGATGTTTTTGGTATATTTAGGTTTCAAGAAATTAAAAATTATGTAAACACAACAGAATGGAGAACAGCTTTTATAGATTATGAAGTTGATAAGGATATTAAGTTACCTTATGCGTATAATAGAGTTTTAAATAGTAATGTATATGATTTTAGTAATAAAAATCTTATTATTAGCTATAATAACAATCCAAGTTTTGATATGATAAAAAACGATTTTATTGTTTGGGGAGTTAGAAAGAATGATAACAATCAACAATTACCTTGTCGATATCATTTGGCTATTGATGAAAAGCCTAAACTTGAAGATAATTGGGTTATAAACAGAGATGTTTTTAGTAAAGGTCTTTGCTTTGATACTCATATGGATGATTTTATTAGAAGAGCACATCCTATCAATGAAGAATATGTTACTTTAGCAGAACTTAAAGAAAAGCTTCCTGAAGGGATTGTAGGTAAATATTATTACATAATCAGCGAAAATGCAGTTTATACATGGGTAACGGATGTTGAAAAATATAAAAATGATTTAAGCAATTATCAAACTGCAGCCTATGTGCCAACGCAAGAATCTATAACAACATCTATAATACCTTCTTCGCAAGACAGCTATCCAGGATATGTAAAACTTGAATTAGCAACTTATTATTCTTTATCAACTCCTGAAACAAGTTTTATTATTAGTAAAAATACTGACTGGAGAAATATATTATATTGGCAAGGTGTAATTGCAGCTTTCATAGGAACTGATACAGGATACTATTGGGCTGAATTATGTAATGAATGGCCGAAGCTTTTTGATGTTGAAAACGGAAGTTATTATCCAGATAAGATTGTTAATCCATCTAGTTTTGATTGGTGGTTAGATATTATTGATGATGATTCTGATTTAAATAAGTTCTGTGTAAAAAATATTGGAAGACGAAGTTATGCTAAAAATGATAGTGGGTGTAATTGTGTTTTTGAACCTTTAATTCCTAATTTAGTAATGGTAAATAAAAATGATAAAGGTGCAATAGTAGATGTACGTTCAGGTATAACTGATTCTGAATTAAGTGAATTAGGATTAATTCCTGTTCAGGTAGATATGTCAATTATTAATTCTACAGGACTTGGAGGATTATATAATTCATGTTACGAACATATTAAACAAATTTTACAAGATTATATTAATTATAATGAATCTATAAGTATTACTTGTTTACCTATCTATCATCTTGAGCCTAATACTAGAATACGTTTAAATGATCCTGAATCAGGTATTTATGGTGATTATATAATTAATACAATTTCGTATTCTTTAGGGAATGGAAATACAATGAATATTTCTGCAAAGAAAGTTAATGAAAAAATTTAAGGGGATGCTTACGCATCCCCTCTTTTTTATGTCCAATTAAAAGCTTGCGGTTCTGGTTCGTGATGAATTTTACCGTGTCCAATACATATTGCATCCGCAATATCATCATTTACTTCTAAGTTGTAGTTTTGCTTTACGAACTCTATATCTCTAAATTTTAAAGTTTCTCTATTTGCGCCACCTTGTTTGATTCCACACCATTTTCGCCAAGTGCTCGCGCCTACAAGTTCAACATCTAAGTTATAATGATCAAACATTAACACTATTGCTGCTTGAAGATAAAATAATGCTTTAAATGTATTTTGATTACGTGTCCACTTAGCATCATTAAGATTATCTGGAATTACTTGTTCCATTACTATTTGCACTTTTTCTAATCTATATTCTTTATATACTTCTTCTATTTTATCAGTCATAAATTTAATACGTTTTAATACACCGTTAGCATTATTTATGAAATTATATTTTTCAACTAATTCTTTATCTTGAAATACAGCTACACCTGTTGATTTAGTTGAAGCATCTATAGCTATTGTTATCATTCGCTACCTCCTATACTAAATTTAGTATATCAAAAATTTTTAATTTTGTCAAGCGCAAAGTTGCTAAAATCTATTAAATGATTTTTTAGATAAATGATATCTTGTTCATTTTCTTTGTTTTTGCTTTAAATCTTAGCAAATAAGAAACAGGACAAAATAAAAAAGAGCTGGCTCGCGCCAGCTTTTTTCTTTTTTATTCCCCTGTACTTCCGAAACCGCCTTCTCCTCTTTCTGTTTCATCAAGATATGGTCTTTCATAGAATACAGTCTGATAGCAAGGTTGAATTACTAATTGAGCAATTCTATCACCTTTACTAATTTTCTGTGGAACTGAAGACTGATTATATAAACATACTATCAGTTCTCCACGATAATCTGAATCAATTACTCCTACTTTATTTGCAGGAGCCAGCCCTGATTTACACGCAAGTCCGCTTCGCGCATATATGGCACCAAATGAACCATTTGGCAATTCAACAGCAATCCCTGTATTAATTTTAATTGTATCTCCTGGATTAATTAAAACTTCCCAAGATTCTTTATCACACATCTGTCCTTCATATCCGCATGCATACAGGTCAGCGCCAGCTGAAAAAGGACTTCCATAAGTTGGTATCTGAGCAGATTCATATAATCTTTTAAATACTGTAAATGTTAACATTTATTACACCTCATAATTAATTGTTGCAGTAACTTCAGGATCCTTCTCCTCGGTGAAACCTTTGGTAAATGTAACTTTATACCAGGCATCTATAACTTCACCTTTTGCTTTTCTTTCTTTATACTGAGAAGTATATTTAAGCAGCTGGAATCTGCCATCCGCCTTAGCTTCCTCAATCATTTCTTTAACTTGATCTTCTGTATCAACTCTATAAGTTTCTGTTACTTGAATAAGATATTTCATATTATTCTACTCCTTTTAATGTAATTTTTAATTGATTGTTATTATATTTACTAAACTCTGCTTTCTGAATATCTTGTCTTACTTTTGTACAAATTTCATCATTTCCATGAAGTTGTAACTCACTGATATTATATTCAGTAATCAGTTGCATAATTTCATTACTGTAGTTGGCTAAATCTGCTAATCTTACTTCTTCTGTATTTCTCTTTTCATCCAATACATATATCTTTTGTTTAGCATCAAAAGGTCTAATGTAACTAGCTAAAATCATTGTCTCCCTCCTTATGCACATTCAATGACAGCTTCGTCATATGGGAATAAATAATAACAATAAGGTTCATCATCTATATTAATCCATATTTCAATAGCAACTCCATCCCCTGTTTTTTCTATTGATAATATAGATCCCCTATTAATGCAGCATCCAATTACCTCTTTTGCGGCAGTATGTGGTGCAGTAATACTAAAGTGATCTAACGCAAAGATAGTATAATCGCGCTGTTCATGACATAACATCATAGCATATTTTTGTATTCCTTCAAAGAAATCTTCAATTAAAAATTGTTTAGTTGCTAATTCAGGATGCGTTAAAGGTTTTTCAATTTGTTTTACAAGTTGTTTGTTTACATCATATAAAGTAGCACCTAAATCAACATCATATTTATTATTCATTTTATCTCCTAACTTATACGTTTTGCATATTGATTTGAACTTGCAAGTTCAACCCCTAAGAGTATATCATAACAAGGTTTATCATTTGGAATGAAACGACCAAATTTTACAATTATATTATTAAATTGTTTTAAATAATCTAGATATGGAAAAATTTCTTCTTCTGTATATCCGGTATAGATAACGATATCATCATTACTTACTTTCCTAAACTTTTTAATAAATTTTATTACCTCAGATAATGAATCAAAAGGTTCAAGTCCTTGCATTACAATAGCTTCAGTAAGAGGATTATTAATATACATTTGAATGATTACTTCGTCATCTATTTCTATATTGGGCGCGGAAGCAAGTTTACTATTTTGGCAAATTTGCATCCCGCGCTCTTTATCACATTTAAAAGTACATTTTGGGAATTCTAATACCATAGATATTTTTTTATAATTTATGGTATCAGATTCAATTATTCCTTTTAATATCATACAGCCTCCGCGGTGTAATTTATTTTCTCCCATCTTCTCATTCCATACTCTTTAGTTCTTTCTTTTGACCAAGTCTTAACTGGAGTATAGAAGCCAACTATACGTGTATATTCAGTTGCTATTGGCTTTCCACAAATTGGACAAGTTGTTCCATAGAAAGCATGATTATCTTCACAAGCTTGAATCTTTGTATTAAAAGCAAAATATGTTACACCTTGTTGAGCTATATAGTTTGTCATTCTTAAAGCTTTTTCAAATGAATCAAATGGAGCATCTATATTTGCATGTAAGATGCTTCCGCCATTACAGAATTTATCAAACATAGCTTGTATTCTAACTCTTTCAGGTAAAGTAGTTGTAATTCCAAGAGGAATAAATTGATTACCATAAAGAGGAAGGTTATATATATCTGCATCTGGATAGAAGAATTTATCTTTCTTCATAAGTTTTGCGGCAGCTGATTCACCTGGAATCTGTTCAGTATTAATCATATAATCAACGCCTTCGTCTTTAATAAAGTCATCGGCAACTTGGCGCATAACTTTAAAGATTTTTTCTCCAAAATCAGCAGCTTCATCTGTGTAATATACATTACCAAATTCATCTTCTCTTGTGAATCCAAATTTTTTCATCGTTTCATAAATACCAATGAAACCTATTGTATTATAAAGATGTTCAAAATCTACTAAACCATAAGTAAAATTAGGAAGTAATCCTTTTTCTACATCTCTTTTAATTATATTTCTTACTACGTCTAATGCGCGGATGTTGACTAAGGTGCGATGAGCAAGTTCCTCTAAGTACTCATCCGGTGACTCTGTGTCAAGTGCTATTCGCGCAAGATTTATAGTTGATACTTTAACTGAACCAACCTTTAAAGCAGTTCCGCCTATTGAATTAAAGTATCCTAAATCTCTTATATCAGATTTTAATCTGCAACAATTACTTAAACTACTAACAGAAGTATCTTGGAATATATTGCTATCTGACCATTTCATATTATGTCTAATTGCCCATTCAGCAAACTCTGGATCTTCATAAGCATCAAGTGAGTTTAAATCATAAGTACCTTCTTTACGAAGTAATGAAATTGTTGATACTGGGAATGTAAACATATTCTCACTTCTTATATCAGACATTACTTCCATGTACCATTTTTGAAACTCAATTATTTCATCTTCATAATCTATCATAAATGTACCATCAGGGAACTCACTTCCGCCAAATAAAGCTTCAAAATATGGTCTATCAAACACTGATGTATTTGTAAAAGCTGATTGCTGACCATCTCTTACATAAGGTTGGTTAACAGCATATATAAACCTTTGAAAATTTTGTTTTGCATATTTTTTAAATTGTTCATCTGTATTCATTCCTAAGTAATGATTTTCACAATCTTCTTTCCAGAAATAATACATATAAGGAATTAAATTAGGAAGTCCAACTGCACCAGAACTTCTATTACTTGCATATCCTATAAATTCTTTTACAAAATCTACAAAAGTAATAAGATGTTTAGGTGCCTTAGCATTAAAATTATTTCCTATAAAATATAATCCTTTTTCTGCTAAATCTTTTAAATCATAAGCAAAACAATAATGCTTAAATGTACTTGTATCGCCATCATGCATATAAAGCTTACCTTGCCATTCCATTCTTAACCATTCATTAGCATTTTTAAATCCATATTTTTTTTGATATTCATAGTAAATTTTATTAAATGCTAACAGTTTTCTATGTGGCTTAGGCATTTCTGATAAAAGAGTAACTATATCTTTATGTGATACATTACTATTACCGTCTATACTTGCATCGGCAACTGTTTCTTTATCTATAAAATTTGATATGAAATCTGTGTAACTTAGTTGTTCATCTCCAAAACCATTTATACTTGCTAATTCTGTTCCATAATCACTCTGTAGTTTATTATAAGCAGTAGTAAAGTTTTTATTTAATTTTATATTTAATTGCATTAAAGTTATTCCTCCTCATAATAGCTCCAATGGTAACCACCAGCGCTTTTTTGCCTCCATTTACTGCTCTCCTATCCATTTATTAGCTTCGGCAAATGGCATATATTGATACCCTATTTGCAATACTGGAGCTTGTTTAAAGCCTTTAGTAATTAAAAAATCAATATCATTACTTATTTCAAATTCTAATCCTTTTGCTTTTAATTTCTTTTCAATCACCTTACATTTAGGGCAATTTGTAGAATATAAAATTATTTTATCCATTTTATCTAGTCCTTTCTTAATGAGATAATATATCTCAAAATAGTGTTAATAAAATTAAACGATTTTGCCCTAATCGCCCTAAAAGCAACGGTTCGCCGCTCTTAATAAATCACTAAAAAAGTGATCATTATAATCATTTGAAATAATATGATTACAACTATGCATTAAGGTAGGAGTATAATCTTCTTTATCTGTTAAAAAGCGTCTACACATTTCTTTGTAGTCATCATCTCTTTTTATTAAGTGAGATAATCTTGTTTTGTCTTTAGTGGAAATAAATATTAATTCAAGATTATAGTTTGGATTATTTTCTTCTTGCATTTGTTTTATCATTTCCGCACTCATAACCACAATATTAACTTTATTTTTAACTAATCCATTAGCATTTAAACCATAATACCATTCATTATATTCTTGAGCATTTAACATAGTCCCATCTAATACTTTTTCTAAAAATTCTTCACCTGTTAAAAATTCATAATCTGATTCTGTTGTATACCTACGTGGTCTAGTTGTACTTAACTTTACATAATTATACATTAAAGGGTCATGCTTTGCCAGGTAGAGTGCGGCGGTGTCCTTGCCGCACCCGCTTGGTCCTGTAATACCTAATATTTTAATTTTTTCCTCGCTCATTTTCTATTGTTATCTCCCCATATTCATTTATATCTGTTATCTTATAAACGGTGTGACCTTGTGTTTTTGCATACTTCTTTACTACGAACATATCATCCCTACGAAATCCATTGATGATAAGTTTTGTTCCTCTTGTGAACCAACCCTTTTCAGTTACTTTTTTTGTACCATCAGGCTGAACTTCACTTAATTGACGCTTATACATCGCATACATATCTCTATTGAACTTAACAGGAACTACACCATATTTTGTTAACAGAGATACACTATGTCTAACATCATCTTTACTAATTACTGTACCCGCAATTCTATATAATTGATAGATAGGAATTTCTCTACCATTACGTTTCCAGAAGCTATCTATAAGTGGCTCTGATGGATAGTCAAAGAAATCAACTATTCCATATTTATCTTCATCAACATTTTTTAATTCATGTTCATGATAGTAGAAACATAATGCATCCATTTCCCAACTTGCAAGATTTTCATTTTTAATATATTTATTCCATTCATCCATAAATAATAAATTATTATATTCTTTAAGCATTTCATTTTGATGTTCTTTTAAATATGTTCTTACATTATTCATATAAACATCATATACTCTTTTCTTCCAAATACTTTGTTCTATAATAGGGACTCCGTCAACCATCTCTAACCAATCTGTATCACCAAATTGATAATAAAATTGAAGAGCTTCTTCTGGAACTAAAACATAATACTCTTTATTATTTTCTTTATTAACCCATTTATGTTGATTAAGATATTTTGTAAATGAATAAATACTTTGTTCTTTTCTTAAACTTGCAGGAAGCATATCTTTCTCAATTAAACCATTCATATTTTGAAGAGTTAACTTCTTCTTTGGTTCAGATGTTTGCATGAGATAATATATCATATTTGCATATCTTATTTTATCTTTATCATCATCTGAGATACCAAATATTTCTCCACCACAATTATCAAACGCTCCACTTTTTATTAAAGAAATCATAGCTGTTTTCTTTACTTTTATTTTATTCATAAAATCAATGATGTTTGTGTATGGGCGATTTTCTTTAATTTGAGTTATCGTTTCCGCATTAACTCCACTTAAAGCTTTTAATCCATATAATATTTGATTATTTTCTACATCTGGTTTAAATCCATAATCAGATTTATTTATATCTATTAAAGATAATTTAATATTGTGACTAATTATTTCTCCAATAGCCTTTGCTATTTTTGCATAATTAGTATTCTTTTCTTTTACATCTATTTCGTCAATATCATCATCATATATTTCAGCTTCCTCAAGGCTACCACTATTCACAACTAATACAGCTGTATCCCAATAGATAGGATTCCATTTAGTTGCTATATAAGCTGTTTGATAACCTATGAATGAATAGGCTAAGGCATGTATATCCGAAAAAGAATACCCGAGTTGCGGACGGGCAACCGCATCCCATACATAACGACCAACCGCATCACTCTTAGCACATTCTTTTATTTTTGCTCTAAGTTCAGGAATTTTAGACATTTGCTTTTTACCTATAATCTTACGTGCGGTGTTTGCATCTGCAAGACCAAATCCGCAAATATCTTCATCCATTAAACTTTTCATTAGTTGCTCTTGAGATATACCAACTCCAAACGATACATTAAGATATTTTCTAAATGCGTTTTGCTCTTCATCTGTAAGACCGTATTGGCGCATTTCCGCATCCCACTGACCAGGATTTGCTTTAAATCTTACATATTTATCCATTGGGTTCTCTTCCCCATCCGGAGCCATAAGTCTTATCAAACCATTTGTGTTACTTAATTCAAGAATATCATTTGGCTGAACTTTCTTTATACCTTGACTTCCTATATCGCTATCAAACTGGAAACAAGCTAATACTCGTCCTTTTTTAATATTATCCCAAGTTCTTATGTCTTTTATATCTAATACTTCTGGATGTAAATATTCATCATATATTTCTCTTAATGTCCAATCTTGCGGAAGTTCATTATCCTCTTGCAAAAATTGTATAGTTTGCATTAACATATCTTGCACAGAAGTAAGTAGGAAATCATATTTTGTCATACCTGCCGCCTCGCAATCATGAAGATCATATTGTGTTACTACTTCACCGTTTGGCGCTTTCATAAAACATCCAAATTCAAACGGATCTTCATCAAACATAATTACGCCAGAAGCATGAATACCTCTTGATTTAATAAGTCCTTCAATCCCTAATATAATTTCAAGTAATCCTGGATATTTTGCAACCTCTACGTTAAATAATGCAACAGGTTGACGCCCTTTATCAGGATTACCATTAACCATTTCATCTACTGTCCAATTAAATCCTCTTTCAACAGGAACTAAACTTGCTAAATATGTTCCTATATCTGAATCAATGCCATCAGGATACTCTTCACTTCTGTACCCGCGGCAAGCAGTTTGAATAGCTGACTTAGCAGTTTCTGTTCCAAATGTCGTTACAAATGTCGCCCCTAATTCCGACCTTAACTCTGGAGCCATATTTATATCAAATTTCTGTCCACGCTCATTTTTAATCTTTCTCATGATAAGCGGACGCTTGCTTGGACACAAATCGAGGTCAATATCCGGAAGCTCTATACGTTCTTTATTTATATATCTGAAGAATGGAAGATTCCACTTAATAGGATCGAGCTGAGTTACACCAAGTAGGTAATGGTTAAGTCCTGAACAAGATGATCCTCTTCCCGCTCCAACCAAGCTCCCGCAATCCCACATCATATCAATATAATGTTGCAGAACTATTGGATATTTAAATATATTTGTTCCAAGCTTTTCACTAATTGTTTTCTTTACATCTGCTTCTTCTTCAAGTCGAGTTAAATAAGTTTCATTATACTTATTTAATTTTACTAATTTATTTAAACATTGATTTACCCAATATCTATCATACTCATCATCAGATGATAACATATCTGATAACACTGGATAATTACATGGATTATATTTACCGACATATATTTTTCTACTTATTTGATACCCAGGAGTAAACTGTCCTGTTTTCGGATAACTCTGAACTTCAACAGAAGGAATTGTTTGGTTATGAAGTAAGCTATATGTTTCAATTTTATTGAACATATTCATACTATTTTCACAAAGCTTTTTATATAATTGTTCTATTGTTATATCCCATATTAAATTTAAAGCTTCACAAGTTGGCATTAAATCTCTAAGACAATCTTCTTCATCATGAAGATAAGCATATTGATAAAATGCATCTACTTCACGCTCTCCATCAGTTGAATTAAGATATGCTTTATGGACAAATCTATCTTCCTTTTTAAGATAATGAGCATCATCACCTATTACAACTGGAATCCTTTTTACTCTACCATATTCTAATATTTTTGCGTTTACTATTATTTGCTCTTTACTTGCGCCAGGAGCTATTTCTAAATAAAAATCATTTTCAAACGTTCGTAAACACCAAGAAACAAAATCATCTAATCGTGCTGATGCAGCTAATAAAGTATGTCCATCTTTAACTTTTTTTGCATCATGTGCTATTAATATATTCTGAGATAACTCTCCACCTATACATGCGGTTGTGGCTATAAGATGACCAGGGTTTGCGCGAACCACCCTCTCTAAATCTTCTTTTAAAGTCGGCACACGCATAAGTCCTCTATCCATATATCCATTAACCCATGCTAATGAACTAAGTTCACGAAGCTGTCTATGACCTTCCGCATCCTTAGCTATCAAAATGAAATGATAATATTTCTGATTTTTTTCTCTTGTATCAGTTAAATATATTTCATTTCCTATTGCAATTTTAAAATCTGGATACTTCTCTTGGAGTTTACAAATTTTAACAGAGCCAGCTAATGATTCATGATCAGTTATAGCCAGCCCTGCAAGACCTATTTCAATTCCTCTCTTCACCAGGTTCTCTAGCTTATTTGTAGCATCCAGGAGACGGATATTACTGTATTCAGTATGATTGTGCGGTGAAAACCTTGAAATCATTTTATTTTCCTCTTTTCATTTAATTCTATAAATATTATATCATATTTTTTATTAAATGTCAAACTCTTTTTATCCAATGTAAATTACTAGTTTTAACTCCTCTTTCGAGTTGTTCTATATCCCAATAGAACCAAGCATAACATTGAGCTGAAGCCTGTTTAACATTTTCATCACCATTTGGATAACAATATATTCTATCTACATAGATATATGTATCTGTTGGAGGAAAATCTTTTAATATATTTTCATATCTGCTTTTACCTTCAAGAAACTGAATACGTCCTAAACATAATACACCTTTATCTGCAATACCAAGCGCTTTCATTACAAAAGGCTCAATAAGTTTAAAAGGCGGATTCATAATAATATAATCTGCGGAGTTGCCGGGTATGTGCATTATATAATCATCTTTAAGAAAATCATATTCTAGACCTGCCATATGCGGGAAGTCGCCTCCGCGTTCCATAATATCTGTAGCTATAATTGCATCAGCGCCGCTTGTATTGTTTAAATAATTCATAATACCTTCATACATATGACCATCGCCGCAACAAGGTTCAAGGATTACTGAATTACTAAAATCAATATTCATTGTTTTAAGTATATTCTCAACTTCTTTTGTTGGAGTTGCGTAAAAGTCAAGTGCATCCCGCTCTTTATGATTTTTATCATATCCGTTATATAATCCAGCATTATTATATTTTGATGTCTTTTTTTCTGTCATCTTATTCCTCACTTTCTGTCATTCTTGCGCCGCAATTAAAACAAAATTTATCAATCTCAGGGTCAAGTCCCCAATCACCATATCCGCAAACAGAACATCTATAAGCCCCTGGATCATCTGCTTGAAGTGGATGATATAATATCCAATGCCCCATCTTCGGCTGTGGTGTGACGGATGGCAAACGCTTGGATGTTCGTATTGCCCAATCAATCATTGCATCTATTACACAAGGGTCATTCTTTCCTTCTTGTAAGTCCTTATTGAAATACCCCAATTTCAGTT